TTAGCTTATTCTTCTCACTTCAGAAATATTCCCTTGTGACATATTTGTGCCGTTCTTGCCAAATATGACGTCTATTTGAGCGGCATGCTGAGTTAAATGATTTGGTGAAAGATGGGCATATCTTCGAACCATTTCTATTGACTCCCAGCCACCCATTTCTTGCAGCGCAGATAATGGAACTCCTGATTGAACCAGCCAGCTTGCCCATGTATGTCGCAAGTCATGAAAACGAAAGTCTTCTATTCCAGCTCTGATTAACGCTGCCTTCCATGCTGTATTTCCATCTACCCTCATTTTCCGTATTTCTTTTGTTTTCTCCCCGTTTGGTTTTGTGGATGATATTGTGTGAACAAATACCCACCGGTTATGTTTACCCATCTGACCACGCAGAACCTGACAGGCCGTGTCGTTGAGTGCGACCCCGATTGCACGGCCTCCTTTCGCATCCTCTGGGTGTATCCATGCCATCTTCTTGGTGATGTCAAGTTGTGACCATTCGAGGCTGAGGATATTCCCCCGTCGAAGACCGGTAGCCAGCGCGAAGATAACGACTGGCTTAAGATGCTCTGGCAGAGCTTCCACTAAATTCCTTGCCTCATCGTGGTTCAGCCATCTGATGCGCCGGTTACGCGGTTGCTTGGCCTTCACCACTGGAACGGAATCAAGCCATCCCCACTCATTGGCAGCAATGCGCAGTAGTGATCGCATGAATGCCTGATGTGAGTATTTGGATGACTGGGAGACCGATTTGGGTTTGTAGGGTGGAACAGGTTTTCCCTCCCTCTCAAGCCTTTCCCTCATTCGCGTCCAATTCTCCAGATGTTTCCTGTTCGTCATCCCTGACACGACGGTCTGAATTTCATCATTGGTGATACTGCCGATTTCCCTTCCCCTGAAGTGCATCAGGAAAAAACCTATCTTCGACTTATCCGCATCCAGAGACTTCTTGTCCTCCTTTTCGTTCAGCCATCTCAGGCACGCTTCCTCAAAGAACTTAACCGGCGCATCGCCTAACTTCTCGGTGCGCCACATCTCGGCCTTTAATTTATCGTGGAGCTCCTGAGCTTGCCGCTTGTCCGCTGTCCCAAGAGACTGTCTAAATCTTTTGCCACCAGGCGTAACGAAGTCGCAGTGCCACGTCCCGCCCCTTTGCTTGATTGACATACAAGTCCTTCCTCTTGCTGGTCAACCGCATTCACCGGCTGATTGTTGATCCAAGTGGCAATAGAGGCAATGCAATCTGACTTGAGAATGCGATAGTCGCCTTTCTTCTTACCGATACCTGTTCTGCTAGCCCGCAGGCGTGCAGCCTTAATCCACGCATAACCAGTGCTGTGGCTGATTTTCAGGAACGAGCAAGCCTCTTCAAAAGTGAAGATTTCTTCCTGCATGTTTACCTCTGCTATTTACCTGCGAACACCCGATAGACATGCACATTTAGCCAGGGTCATGGTTCATGCCGCTGCGGGCAGAATGGCTTAGCTTGAGGTGAGTATTTATCGAGTAGTTCGCGGAGTGATTGAGTGTTGTCTTTACTGCGGAGTTCGGTGAGGAGTTTCTTTGCGATGGAGCGGACTGCGTTGTCGGCCTCTTCGGCGGTCATTATCTTGTCACCCCCACATATTTCCATTCACCTTTGCCATCCACATAATGGCGGTCGCATGATGGGCAGTCTTCATGGTTCTGCAACACGACCGGCTTTTGCGGCCTGTCATAAAGAGGTGTAACGCTGCGGCCTTTATCAACCCATGATTTGGCAACAACTTCGCTCATTGTGACGACTTTATGACACAGGATGTCGCTGTCGTGACGCCATGCCACCGGCACCTGCTCGCCTTTCAGCGCTGCGATTTCTGCCTGCAACGCCCTGTTTACGGTTTGTGCGGATTTCAAGTCATTTGCTTGAATTCGAATATCACGGCAAACAGCATCAGCCCTCTGGCGTTCTGCTTCGAGCTGGTCGAGTATTTTACCTATGAATCTCTCAGCCTTGAACATGCGATCAAGAGTAAGTGCCTCTCTACGCAGCGCCGCGATATCTGTTGTATCAGTCATGAGGTTTTTCCTTCACTCGGTCATAATCCCAGCCTTTAACTTGGGTTGGCTCACCAGCTAATTTATGCGGGAACCGGCGTTTGAACTTTTGCAGGCCACAGTAGACGAAAGAGTCTCCATTTTTGAACAGAACTGAGTAGCCACGCGCAAATGGCACAACATTGATGACATGCACATAGAGCTCATCCGGGTCGTTCATATTTCCGGCGTACTTGTGGCGAACCATGTCATCATGTTCGTGATATCGGCTCATCCCTTCCTCCCAGCGCGCAGAGTGGCGGCGAATATAGATAAAGCTTTTGAGACTTCACGTAGAGATTCTTCATGCTCGTCGCCGTCTTCTATATGGCTATCGTTCCACGCCTTAAAATCATCCACGCCCTGCGCCTTCCATTCGTTGCGCATCTCAGCGATAGCGGCGTCAGTTGATAAGGTTTCTAGTGCTGACCATGCAATTGTGACCAAGGTATCAAAGTCACAAACTACCGTATCACCATGAAATTCCTCGGCGTTTGCGATGCTACGCAAGGTTTTCGTCAGCGCCGCATTCTCAGCCACCAGCTTTTCAGTGTTATCTTTTGCCAGCTTATTTAGCTCTGTTGCGGCGTCCATTAGGACGTTAACGATTTCAAGATTTGCCGATAATTCCAGTACATGCTGAGCCATTGAGGTGATTAGCTCCTCATAGTCGTAGCTCAGGTCTTTACTGTTCTCGTCATATGCTGGGTCGCATCCATCAGCAAGACGCTTGATTAGCTCCATAGGGAGTTTTTCTCGTTTTAATAAACTCATAATGTGTTTCCTTGAAAGAGGGTTAGGCGGCCATCCGTGGCTGAAAGGTGTCAGGCTGCGCTGGAGAATGTCAGGCGCTTGAAGATTTCACGCACACGATCAACGTCGCCTTCGCAGTACCTGGCTACCTGAGCGATTTTCCCGTCGCGGACGAAATCCCAAACCATGCTGCCGTCAATCTCTTCACCTATCTCGCTGCCTTTTCTTGGAAGGTTGAGCACCTCGCAAAGCTTATCCAATTTAACTTTGCCTTTATGTCCAGCCCACTGAACCATGGTATCGAAAACCGACTTATCCCACGGGCGAGCGCTGAACGGGATGAAGCGGGGTGGTGCGATACCAAGAACGGCGGCTCGCTGGAATATAAAACGGAGGTCGAATTCCACAATGTTGTGACCAATGAAGGTCGGCGGGATATTCCGTGATGGGTCGTAATTGCGATTCAGGAAGTCGAACAAGCCAGCGATGATTTGTGGCTCAGAATTCGCCCAGTCTTCGCTGTAGAAGGTTTCGACCGGCGAATCTCCTGCGGCTACTGAGATAACGCAGATTTGACCACGACCACCATCGAAGCTTGTTTTTCGCCACTCTTCTTCTGCTGCCGATTCGCGATTTGCGTCGAGCCATTCTTTGATGCTTTCAGGCTTTTTGTATTGGCCGGGGGCGGTAATGGAATCGGCAATTTTCTGCTTAAAAGCTTCGTCTTGAGATGGGATTGTTTCGATGTCGAGAAAGATATTCATGTGGTTTCCTGTGAATTTTTGATAGCCGAACCCCTAGCAGAGATCGGCTATTTGTTCATTTGCGTAAGACGGGGGTGTTAGTATTCTTGGCTGGTTGCGAAGAATTGCTCATCGCCAGGATATTCACCTGAATACTGCTGCTGACGATTGTTACCTTGCTTGCGCTCATCCTTGTCTTTGAGTGTGGAGGCTATTTTCGCAATGGTTTCAGCGGGTTTGCCGTCAATTTTTTCTTGCAGCGTCTGTTGAGTCTGCGCAATAAACGGAATTCGAATATCGAAACTATAAGTTTCAGAACCATCCTGTTTATTTTTGAGCGTTTTTTGCAGAACAAAGCCGATTTTCTTGCCTATCAGCTCTGGGACTAAATAGGTGTTTACATCCTTCATTACCATGGTTAGTGAATTTACCGATGTGCAGCCCATGATGGCGTTGATCATGTTGATACCGAACTGGTTGGGCGTCTTGTCCTTTTTTTCCGTGTAAACGTTCAGGTAATTCGCTTTGCGACCATCATCAGCTTCCACAGAGAACTCGATAGATTTAGCCCCGCCAGAACTGGTCATGCACTTTGCTTCCGTGATGGTGAATATGTAAGCGCCGGACTCGTTGATAAAACCACTTTGTCCAGCGGAAAGTGCCTGCTCTTGGTTGTATGTGAAAATTACATTGCTCATGCTGCATCCTCTGTTTTATTGATACCGTAGTAATCGCTGATAACGCCATCTACCTGAGATAAGTCGTTGTCTACGAGAAGGTCTGTAAACATGCCCATGGGGCTTTTACAGCAATCCTGACCGTTTGTTTGGGTGGAAAACTGATAGCTTCCGTTCTGAACGTGGGTGCGAAGAACTATCGTGAAATACCCCTCCGGGACGATGGTCTGGTCAACCATTTTCCCGACTGTTTTCATTCGAGTGCTGCCGAAATCGTCGGTTTGAGTGTGCGCCATGATGTAGACGCGCTTCTCTTCTGCGAGCGATCCGGCTGCATTGAATACGTTCCATGCGTTTTTGCCGATATCAGTAAACTTGTCATACCCACGCTCGCCGGAACGCTCCATCAGTTCATTCACCATTACGGCTTGATAGTCATCAATAACGATGATCTGCCGTTTGGTTTTGCTAATGATTTGCAGAATGTCTGATGATTTATCAGTTCGGAAAACATTACCCGTGGGGTTTTCTTTGGTGAAAATTTTCCAGTTTGGCGAGCGGAATGGCAGGGATTTACTGATGCACTGTATTAGTAGGGTATTTTCTGGGTTTAGGTTGCGCAGGCTGGTTGACTTTCCCGTTCCCGACTCACCAAGTATCAGTGTTGCTATGCTCACGTTGCGCCTCCATTATTCGCCGCATCTGGCGGCTTGTGCGGTGATCTGCAATGGCCTCAAACTGTGCTATTTCGTCAGTAAAAATCTCAACAGCCATGAGCTGCTCAGGGTGATCTACCATGAAATCGTCGTCTTCATGACGATCACGCGCATGGTCATAGTTGCTGAACATTATGCGACCTCCTTATCTACCGGCATCCCTACAAGGCAACCGAGGCTTTCCATCCACTCAGCGACAACCGCAATGTCCATTTGCGACAGAATTTCACGCTGCGTATTCTCGTCAGGCGGTTCAATATAGACATCGTTCATGTCTAGCCTGTGTTCGCCAAATCTGACGCCTGAGCCGCAACTAAAATCACGGCAAGTTATTGTTAGCTTCATAATGGATTCCCCTGAGTTCGAAGAAAATCAACCAGACGGTCAAGCCAGCTTTTGCGGGGCTGTGGGGTAAAGCTTGCAGATGTCAGGCAGTTAGATGGGTGATGCTGAATAGATTTGAATGCGTCAAAAGGGCGTCCCATGCAGGATGCCCCGGCAATTGAATATTGCATGGGATACTCCGGTTTAATTAATAATGAATTGTGGTGTGGCGGATGTTGCCGTCTTTCAGGGCTGTAAGGATTTGAATGGCCTGTACCCTGTCAATTTTGGCGTTAGCGAGTAGGTCATTAACGATGTCAGTGCCGATAGTTTTGCGATGAGCTACATCAGCAGCGCGGGCAGCAGCTTCATCAGCGATGCGCCTCTCTTCTGCCAAACGAGCATCTTCCTTCTGCTGGGCTTTAAGTTGCTCAGCTGCGATAGCTTCCTGCTTCTCGCGTTCTGCTTTTGCAGCAGCATCAATTTTGTCTTGCTCGGCTTTTCTGTCAGCCGCCTCGCGGTCACGCTTCTCTTGATCTGCCTGAGCTTTCAGGTCGGCTTCACGTTTTGCAGATGCTTCACGCTCACGTTGAATCTTTTCGTTGGCTTCACGCTGTGCCTGCTCGACCGCCTGACGCTTTAGCTCTTCTTCGTGAGTAATGCGCTGGCGTTCGGCCTCAGCCTTTTTCTCTGCAATGTCGCGGTCGTACTCATAGTTATCCAGCAGAGCCGTTGCGTGGTCCGCCTCAATTTGAAGGGCGAGCTCTTTAGCTTTTGCCAAGTCGAAAGCAGCATTGTCTTTGTCGGCGTCGTCGCGCATCTTGCTGTAGCGTTCTGCTTCTGCTTTGGCCTCTTCCTCGGCTAGGATACGTTCCTTTTCAGCCTCCCACTCTTCGCGAGGTTTCAGGATTTTTGCTTTCAGGTCATCAAGACGGTCACGAACCGTTTTCCGATTGGCGTCGATTTTCTTAGGAACTTCTTTGTACTCATCGACAAGATTTTTGCCTAAGCCGTCGAGATATGTTTTGGTGCGGGCGATTTTTAAGCCAAGCGAGCCGATAGCGTCACGGCCTTTCTTGGTCGATACATCAGACACAAACGAACTGACCTCTCGCTCAACCTTCAGCAGGATAGCTTCAATCTCGTCGGGTTCAGTAAATACCGTGAGCGCGTTCTTAGGCTCGACGATAACCAGTTCATTAGACTCACTCATGGCAACTCCTGTAATTGATGTTTAGATGAAGAAGCCAGCTCTTGAACTGGCTTTTGCATCCATTAAAAAAGCCGCTGGTTAGGCGGCTGTTTCTGCTTGTTCACTCAGGCTCTCGATGTACTCGCGAGGGTCTTCGAAATCGTCGTTATACCAATCAACCCACTTGTCAGAGAGCTCCATGTCACGCATGTCTTCTTCTGTCAGGGTTTCATCCCACATCTGCAGGCCGTTCATGTTGCAGTAGTCAGGCTTGATGCGGTTCTCATATTGGAACAGGTCGTAGTCAGCTAGCGCATTCATCATGCGGACGCCTTCTTCGACGCTCGCCACTTCAACCTGAAATGACTTCATTGGTACTTGCGGGATGTGCCACACGCGAAATTTCATATTTTCTCCAGTTAAAAAAATGGCCTCTGAATTAGAGGCCGAATAGCTACACAGCATGAAGGTTGATAAGGGGCGCTTATCACGATGCGCACTCAGTGAATGCGCAGCGGGAAGGGGCTCAGTTAGTTATGTGATGCGGGGTGGGGGTTAGACCTCGGCACTCAATTCGTCGCGTATATCACCAGATGCGAGCATCAAATCCCAATCATTGTCACGACACGCTTCGTCTGCAATACGATAAGAAACACCGTATTTTTTCATCAGAAAACGAATCATTTCCTCTTTACTCATCTCTCACCTCATAGTGCAGTTACTGTTGCCCCTTAACCTTCGCAGAGCAGCTCGGCCATGTGATCAAGAAGCGCCTTCATAGCTTCTTCTTTTGTGCTGTAGCAGTTCGGCAGCCAGTTACCATCAAAAGCCGCCTGCCAAGAACCTTCTGAATAATCAACTTCCCACATATCTCTCACCCCTTAATAACGTGATATGGATGCTCGTATTTATCGCTGCGATGCACCGTAATTGATGCCGGATATTTAACCGCGCCGGCTCGCGCATCTCGCTATACCCCTACAACAAGAATTTGAGTAAACTTCACTCACCCTTACAGCAGCAGGATGTAGAAATGGATATCCCAGATATGATTTTCCCAATCGGGCTTACTCACCCAATTAAGATTTCTCTCGACCCCAATACAGGAGAGTTGGTTTTTGAATGTCACCAAGTGATTGGCGACAAGAGCCATTTGGTTCGTTTTCTGATGGAGCCGAAGGCAGCACTAACGCTGCTGTCCGCGCTCCCTGCAATACAAAGAGACGGGGCTCATATAATCGAAGAAAAAGCCAAGCAAGGTTCCTTGCAATAAATCTCATAGTCACTCCCAGCGGCGCTTAAGCGCCGTTATTGTTTCCGTATCTTCTTCTGAAGATCGATGAATAAAATACCCAGCCGCGTTAAAGCTAATAAACGCATCAACTAAGAGCTTGGTGTTTTCCGAAGCTGAAATATTTCCAAGCTCAACGTTGCCGAGGAACGGATAGAAAAATTCGCCCAGCTTGCGGCGATACTCGGTCATTTCTTCTTTGCTCATAACTACCTCGCTGTTATTGAATCTGCTACCTTGCGATGACCGGCTGCGTAATTGGCTACATCGGGCAAACAAGCACCCTGTGTAGCGCTCGGATAATGGCGCTCAGATGATAGACCGCCAATTGTCGCAATGACTGCGCGACTCTCAGGTTTACGTTTGCAGGCAATCTCTGCACGTGAAAGCATTGGCTGGCGTTCCATTTTCAAACCAAAAGCCCTGTTAATTTGAGACTCTATAAGTTCGCGCTGAATAGCTTCGTGCTTTCTCCGGTCATGTCTGCGTGATTTTGCAGTGCTTGCGCTGGATGAACCGGTAGATTTTACGTAGGTAATTGTTGTCATAATTCCCCCTTAGTGATTTGCGACTGCACAGACATGCTATGCACTCGATAATCACCTGTAGTTTCGATGCGTTGTCGGCATCTTCCGTAGAGCACAAGGCTCATTGTTCAAAGAGCGTATCGAGCGGGTCATTTCGTTTCGATGGAGTGAGTATCACCAATAGTAATTTTATAGTCAACACTATTGGTGATAATAAATTACTAATGGTGATTATTTTCATGATTTTTAAGGTTATTTATTTTCACTTTCACCCGCTGTCGCCACCTCTCACCTCAGAATCAGGGGCTAAAATGTGCTAGATTGGGTGAAATTTAAGCGGAGGTTGGTATGTACTCGAAGGATGCGATGTACGATGAAATGTGCAGATTAATAGGGGATGTAGTGCTGACAATGCATGACTTTGGCATTGAGCCTAAGCACATTGTGATAGCGGACATGTTGAGAACGGCGCTGGCTAGCGATGCAGAGAGATCGGAGTTTATGGTTAAGGCTATGAAGCTGGCAATTAAGACGCTTGAAACGTAGTGCAGGAGAAGCATAAAAGTGCAGGAGCAGGGATTTAGTGCAGGTGGTGCAGGCGGCAGCGCGAGCTGTTTTATCAGGAATTGGGATCTATGATTAACTAATTGAAATTATTGGGATAGGTATATTTCGCGTTTCCGTAAGTCATTGATTTTAGCGTCAGCGCATTAAATTTGGGATCACGCTATCGCAGGCACAAAAAACCCGGCTCGGTGGCCGGGTTAGTGATGGCTACAGGCTTTCAACTAATGTTTTTATGGCAGAGCCATACCTCTCTAGAGGTTCATTGTTAATCTGTGGTTCCGTGTCATGAATCTGATATCTTCCTGGGGTGATATCAAATAATGGCCTACCAAGATGCGATGAAACAATGGCCACAGAATGGTTATCAGGAACGGTAAAGGTTTTTAAATCCCCGCCCTGAAAAGCCGTTGGTTTATTCTTTCTCAGGTTTTCAGCTCTCGACAAAATTTCATCAAACATTGCAGAGAAAGCCTTGCTTGCTCGTTTGTCATATTCTGTTGAGCGATTGAAAACTAATGAGTGAATCACGGGCACTGCCAGTCCAAAATGAAGGCATCTGTCATAGAAATTGACTGACCTATAATCGTTTTGAACGCCAACTCCATATACCAATTGGCTCAAATTATCGACCGCTCGGGCTGAAGAACCATCACTGGAGCAGGGGACGATAATTGCATTAGAAGCAATTAAAGAAAGTTCTGTATAAGCCGAGAAGCTAGGGTTGCAATCAATAAAGCACACCGTGTCCTCTATGCCTTGTTGTTGGGCGCAAGCAACGAGAAGATCGCGGAGCCAAAGATGAATGCTTTTCCAAGAATCAACAGGTAGATTAACGCTGCTAAGTTGGTTAATAACCTGAGCCTGAACCTCCAAACTAGGATCACCTGCGATTAAGAACACATTTTCTGGTATATGTGAATTGATCTGAGAAACAGGAATCAGGAAGCTAGTTTCAGCTCCTGTTAGCATGTGAGGGCTTCGTGTCCGGCGATCGAAATAGCCACCGATTGTTTTCCTTTGCTGAATTAAAGCTGCCAAGCGAGAGGCCCCAGTGCCATTCCCACCTAACAAAATTTCAGAAAGATTAGCCTGAGGGCACATATCAGCGAAGATCACACGCTTCTCTGGATTCTGCCTAGCGTACTCGGTTGCCATGGCAAAGGACAGGTAGGTTTTCCCCACCCCTCCCTTATTGTTCCAAATAGCATAAGATTTCATAGTATCTTCGCCGCCTTGCGTAGTTTTAATTGCTGTTGTAGTCATTTTACATGCTCTCCATGAACATTAAAGGAGTAATGATTAACTTTTTAATTTTTAAGGTAAAAATAACTTGAATCTGCTGTTCAGACATCTCCACGACCTCACCCGAACGTCTCTTCAGCCACCTGGCATAGCCGCGCCGCTAGCAAAGAACCAGACCATAAACCCTACAGCACCTGCCAGTATAATCACTGGGGGTATAAATTTAAATTTCATCTAATGAATCCAATTATTTGGCGACCGTCTCTTCAGGCCACTTAGCCAAAGAAGCAGCCATGTGCATCAATGCGCACCATTTCAAGCGCCTCGGTAAGCGTATCGGCTGCTGAATACAGTTCCCACTTCAACGTTCCGCGCATCCAGTATAGATTCCATATCTTCTGCGATCTGACGTAGGTGAGCTTGGCGTATGGCTGCTCTATTGTTTCGCCAGGTTTTCCCATAAATGCCGGGCGTACACCTGAAATCAGCACAGTTTGGTCATCGATATTGTAAATCATATCCAACTGAGCGCGAATGTGTACTGGCGGGCGCTTGCTCTCTACAAACGCTTCAACTTCTTTTTTGACTGCGTGATATTCAAGGTCATTAAATGCCATATTTCCTCCGTGATTTAACAGAACGCCTCTTAGCCACCCGGCATAGCCGCACCGCTAGCAAAGAACCAGACCATAAACCCTACAGCACCTGCAAGTACGATAATTGGCGGTATAAATTTGAGTTTCATCTTCTGTTTTCTCTAATTTGTGAAAGCCTCACTCCCACATCCCTGTGACACAGCTTCCTATCTGCCAGACACCCATGAACTGGCCGATGCTGTCTAGTTGAATACTTCTTCCGGCCACTGGGCTTTAACCACCTTGCCAATTATTCGGCAATTCTCATTGCACTCTAAGCTCTGATAGCGCGGGTTGGGGTTCAGTGGCTCCAACCATGGTTTGCCATCCTCACGAACGAATTTTTTAAAAGTCACCTCTGTATCGCCATAAATTCCTGCAACACAAAAGTCGCCATGCTCTACGCCTTCCATCGGATCAACCAGAATCAACATGCCTTCCGGGAAGCTTGGTTTGCTTCCTGGTGGCGCTGTCATTGAGTGGCCTGATACCTCAAGCCAGAAAGCATCTCTACTGGCTTTGCGAGTAGTATCCACCCAGATCTTAGCGTCAGCCTCACGAAATGATCCGACTGAAGCAAATGCCCCCGCCTGAACATCAGTAAGGAGTGGGTATGAGTATTTTGGTATCGCCGCTCCATTCTGTGCGACCGCTTCATACATCTCCGCAATCTCGGCGGCCAAAGAAGGACTGAATTCATCAACCTTTATGCCAAGAATCTTAGCGAACTGCGCTGCGTGAGTGGTATTTATGGCATTAGATCCATTCAATAGTTGTGCGACCCCGCTTTGCCCCATACCCATCAACTCTGCAAGAGTCTCTTGAGACAACCCAAGGTCTTTCTTTTTTTCATCAAATATCGACTTGAGTCGGGCTGCATCTGCAAGTTGCTCAGTCGTTAACGGCTTCTTTTTCATACGATAAATTTATCACCGTAGGAGATAATCCCCAATCACCTATAGTGTTGACATATTCATTACTAATGGTGATAATCAAAGTCTGATACACAAGGAGACCTTTATGGAAAGAATCTCGCTTCAAGAGTTCGTGTCCAGTAAAGGCCAAGAGAAGACAGCTGAGCTTTTTGGTATCCGCCAAAGTGCAATTAGCAAGGCTCTGGCCTTAGGACGAAAAATCACTGTCATCGTCCATGACGACGGTCGAGTGGAAGCGCAAGAGCTTAAGCCGTTCCCAAGTTCCAAGACGTTAGCAGCCTAATCACCACCGCTCTTTTCACAATGGACATTCGTCCTACGTAAGCCGCCGACAACGCCGCGAATCCAAAAAACACAAATCACATGTGGTCATCCCCACGGACTGATCACGCACACAACTAACCAACAACGGAAGTATCACGCATGGACATTGCAAAAACACGCAAAAGCGGCGCAGTCGAGTTTGTCAGCCGTCATCTAGTTTCATCTGCCCGACAAGCCATTGTGCGTGTCACGCAGACAGCTATCGCCAAATCACTCAGCAAACCCGATTCAACCATCATGCGCCGCACTGAGCGACTCGCAGATGACATGGAAATACTGGCAGCAGCAGGCATCAGAGACTTTGTCTATGAAGGCGAGAAGAAGGTCACCGTTGACCAGTACCGCTACCTCATGACGATGGCTATGGAATTCGCCAAGTTGCAGCTGGATATGACCGATGGGGAGCAGGGATTTGCTGCTTAAGAGAGGTTCCAATGAATCACATCGAATTCATCGAAAAGAACATCAAGACGGAATTGGTAAAGCTTGGCTTCTCCGAGGCAACCGCTCAGGGGGGGCATGGGAAGCGGTCGATCACTACAAGCGCTCATCTCAGGCAACAAAAAAGGGGGCGATGTTTGATGACTGCCTGTACCGCGCAAAGGTCTGGTGTGAAATCCATGCGACCAAGTCAGAAAAACCCAAAAAGAAAACGAGAGCCAAAAAGACAGTTGGCACTCTTGCGCTCTTCTAATGAAAACGCCCCAACAGCAGTAACTGTCAGGGCGTCAATGCAAATTAACTGGATCAATTCACAGGAGTAATTATGGCAAATAAACCAGCTGCTGCGCAAGTTAAGAAGGTGCGCGCAGGCGTGACCAAAAAAATCAGGTTTGAGGTCTTTAAACGTGATGGCTTCAAGTGCCAATACTGCGGTTCCTCAGCACCTGATGTAATCCTTCACGTTGATCATGTCATGCCAGTCAGTAAAGGTGGCGACAACGACATGATGAATTTAATCACCTCTTGCGAATCGTGTAACGGCGGTAAGAGTGACCGTGAGCTGAGCGATAACTCAGTACTTGAAAAACAACGTCAGCAACTTCAGGAGCTAAACCAGAAGCGCGAGCAACTGGAAATGATGATCTCTTGGCGAGATGGTCTTAAAAGCCTTAAAGATGACGTTGTAGAAGTTGTGGTTACAAAAATAGAGGAATGCATTGACCCATTCACTATTAACGATAACGGACGAAAAGCCATTAAGCGTTGGTTGCGGATTTATAAAATCGAAGAAATTCTCGATGCAATAGATATTGCTGCCGACAAAAAGCTCACGCAAGAAATTACCCATGAACTCACAGACGAGTTCTTCAACTACATTCCTCGCATTGCAGCTACAAAGAGAAAACCGCCTGAAGAACAAAGAATTCTGTACATCAGGGGAATTCTAAAGAATCGAATCTATATAAACCAAAACCACGTGATGAGTTACCTAAAAGCTTGGATTTCTTATGGTTTAGATCTCGATGAATTGACTGAGTTTGCGAAAGAAGTACCTAACTGGACAACATTCAAATCATGGGTTGCTGACCGCATAGCAGAAGCGGAGCAAGACCTGCCGCAATAAGGTGACTACATGGCACGATCAAGAAATATCAAACCCGGATTTTTCACAAACGATGAACTGGCAGAGTGCAGTCCTTATGCACGATTGTTGTTTGCCGGACTGTGGACCATCGCAGATAAAGAAGGGCGGTTGGACGACCGCCCGAAGAAGATTAAAGCTCTCGTACTACCTTTTGACACGGTTGATTGTGACGAGCTTCTTACGCAACTTCACGCAAAGAACTTCATAACCCGCTACTCAGTGGAAGGTTCAGATTACATCCAGATAAATAACTGGAAGAAGCATCAGAACCCTCACTGCAAAGAAAGTGCTAGTGATATACCGAAACAGGTAATGCAGCCTACTGAAATTAAAGAAGCATCGGAAAAGCACCGTGCAAGTACGGTGCAAGAACCAGTGGAGAACAATTTAAATCCTGCTGATTCCCTTAACCTGATTCCTGATTCCCTCACTCTGATTCCCTATAACACCCAAGCCGCTGAAGCAGCTTGTTCCGTGGAAGAAGAATTGGCTTCAGCTCTGGAAGAAGAACCAGCAAAAGACAACGTTCATCCGATGGTCAGGAAATATGCTTTCGAGGGTCAGGTCATTCGCCTGAATGAAAAAGACTTCGATAACTGGAGAGCGTTGTTTAGCAATATCGACCTGACTGCTGAGCTAACCCGTCTGGATCTGGAATTCACCCACGAAAAGCCGAAGAACTGGTTTAACACTGCCAGCGCCAAGCTCAACTACCAGAACAAGCAAGCATCCCAAAAACCAGCATGGGGAGGTCAGCGTAAAATTGCTGGCGTCAGTCGCCCTATGGATTACATCCCAGAAGGATTCCAATGATGAGCGCATACGATGTTATCAAACGCCTCAGAGCTGCGATGCCCGAAGGTGTAACACCTAAGTTCACAACTGGTGAGGAGCTGATGGCGTGGCAGAAAGAGCAGGGGAGCATCGACTCTGAGCGGATCGCCGAAGCCAACCGTCTTGCCAGAATGCAGCGCGTTCTTGGTCGCTCAGGTATTCAGGAGCTTCACCGCGAGTGCCGGTTCAGCAACTACAACGCCGAGTTACCAGCACAACAGGAAGCGCTGCGGAAAGCCAAAGCATACGCCGGTAAGTTTGGCGCAGGGTTCGGCGGGTTCATCTTCAGCGGTGGTTGCGGTACTGGAAAGAATCACCTGGCGGCCGCAATTGGCAACGAGCTGCTTGAAAACGGCAAATCGGTACTCATCGTGACAATCCCTGACCTGATGATGAAGTTCCGCGAAACATATCAGGACGGCGCTAAGACCACTGAGTCGAAGCTGATGGATGACCTCTGCAAAGTAGACCTGCTGGTACTGGACGACATCGGTGTGCAGCGCGGCAATACCAACGAGGGCATTGTGCTGTTTCAGATTGTCGATCGCCGCCTGTCAGGAAAGAAACCCGTCGGCATGCTGACCAATCTCGACGCCAAGGGAATGACCGGGTTGCTGGGCGTTCGCATCATGGATCGCATGACGATGGACGGCGGCTTGTGGGTGAACTTTGACTGGCCTAGCTATCGCCGGAAGGTGGTCGCATGAACGATAAACCGAAGTACGAACCGGTGGTTGATTTCAACCGCGCAGCTAAACGCAAACACGGCTTAGAGAAGCTGGCAGAGCTTCGTGAAAAGTTCGGGCTGAAGAAGGTGGATTCTGATGGAAGATAAAAAACCATTGTTGAGGTGTTATTTCTGCGAGAGAACTCAACACCAAGTGAAAAAGCTCATTGTCGGGCCATATGCGCATATCTGCGAAAGATGCGTTGTGAAGTGCGTTGAGGTGCTGGCTGACCTGCATCGGGATAGAGAAGAAGATGAAGAGGAAGAAAAATCTGATGGAACAAAATAGCCGATTACCCGAAGCAGTAGCACTAACACTTCTTACCGATCCCGCATTCAAAATCTGCTTAGAACGCAGCCTTGAAGAACCAGAGCTAATTGCTCAATTCAGCCGACTGTACGGCGTGGAATTACCGCGGCAACCACGCAACGCTTTGGACTTGATGGTCGATGAAGCTACCGGCTATCGCAAAGACTGTTTCGACAAATTCTTCACAGCTTTCATCCCGTTTGTACACCGAGCGGTTTACCTGCCGCTTTTATCGAAATTTAGCGCCGAACAACCAGTGAAAGGGGAATTCTGATGATTGAATACACTCAGTGGGCAATAGGGTTCGCTCTCTTAATGCCAGCTTATTTAGCGTTCATGTCTTTCGTTATGTGGGACAACGGATTCAGGGTATTGGGCTGGGGATTTATTTTGCGAGTGACGCTATTGCTTGAGGTTATTTTGCTTATCGCCACAGCATACAAGCACCTGAGAGGGGAATTCTGATGGAAAAGCCAATAGATACTCGAAACTGGAAGTGTTTCTTCGGTATGCACCAGTCAGAAATATTACAGACTTTACATAAAGAACGCTATTACAACGATACAGACTCCATGCCATACCGCAGATGGACGCAAATCATATCTCGCTGCGTGCATTGCGGGAAAATAACTTCGGGGGAATTCTGATGGACACTAAGGCAGCATTTGACAGAGAAGCTTTTGCAAAAGAGCACGGCATGACCATGGAGTTCGTTAGCTGGTTCTTCGACAAGAAGGCGGCTGGATGTGGACAGGTCTGGTTCATGATGGTAGCGGCGATGTGGGAAGGCTGGAAAGCCTCCCGCGCGGCAATCGAAATTGAGTTGCCGAATCCAGAAGAATATCTATGCAATGGTTCTGCTGAGGCGGCACTGATAGATGTTTGCTCGGCCATCACCTCCCACGGAATCAGAATTAAGGGGAAGACGGAATGAAAAAGTATCCAGGAAACAATGAATATCCTGTCTCATATAAGCCCGTGAAAATATTTGTTATTAGTCGATGTAAGGAAAAGAAGAAGAGTGAAGGTGTTGCGTACTGGTCTGGTACTAGGTGGATTTGCAACCCAGCCAATGAATTCAGAATAGGTTATGGAAAAGTCTACGCCTGGGAGGATGCATGAATAACGATTTAGAGCAGTTCAGCGAAGAAAGGCTGATGCAAATGGAACAGGCGTTATCTATCGGTTCGCCCGATGACAGGCCAACAATGGATGAAATGCTGAAAATTACCCGCATAGCCCTAGCAGCAAAGCAGGCCAAGCCGGTGTGCTTTATCGGAAAAAAAATGCTGAGTGACCTTGCTGAAGAAAACAGGTCATGCGGAAGGGTTTGGCTAGCGGCGCGTGATGAAGTTGACGGAAATGACAGAATCCCGCTCTACGCCGCCCCACAGCCAGCCCATACAGAGCAGGATGGTTGGAAGCTGGTTCCTATTGAGCCGACGCAAGAAATGGTTGATGCCTGCTTTGATGCAACCTGCGCAGGAGGAATCCAGAAAGGTTGCCGCGCAATGCTCGCCGCCGCCCCTAAACCGGAGAGTGAATGATGCAGTGGTTAAACTTCTTCAGCGTTCTGGTCGCCATTGCTTTCTTCGCATGGCTCATCTGGTTGTCACATCCTGATAGATAGGTGACCAATGCAAATCGAAATGGTCAAGAATGCCGGTGGCGTTTTTGTTCCAGCGTTCGATCATGATCTCCCCAGACTAACCAAGTTCAAGAACGGTGAGCAGTACACCGCCGAAATCAAGCTAACCCGCAACCCCGCCTTTCACCGCAAGATGTTCGCATTCTTCAACTTCTGCTTTGCGCACTGGTCAGCAGACAAGACCGGATTAGCCAATGCAGACGAAACCACACAGTTCGATCGCTTCCGGAAAGATTTAACCATTCTGGCGGGCTTCTACGACCAAACGGTGAGGTTAAACGGTGACATCAGGACAGAGGCAAAGAGCTTGGCATTCGCGAATATGGAGCCTGACGAGTTCGAACGCTGCTACAACGCGATGGTCAACGCCGCCATCAAGCACCTGTTTGGTCGCACCACTGACCAGAATGTTATCAATCAACTTTATGGGTTTTTCTGATGGAAAAATACACATTGATATACGCAGATCCGCCTTGGACATATCGGGATAAAGCCAATGACGGAGAGCGCGGGGCGGGGCACAAATACCAAACGATGACCGTTCCTGATATCTGCCGCCTTCCAGTATGGGACTTGGCTGCTGATTCATGCCTTCTCGCTATGTGGTGGGTTCCAACTCAACCGCTAGAAGCACTGAAGGTCATGGATGCATGGGGATTCCGGCTGATGACCATGAAAGGCTTTACGTGGCACAAAACAAACCGTCGCAAAGGTAACAGTGCAATCGGTATGGGGCATATGACCCGAGCCAATAGCGAAGACTGTTTGTTCGCAGTGCGCGGCAAGTTGCCGGAACGACTCGACGCTTCAATCTGTCAGCACATCACGGCACCAAGAATGGAGCACAGTGCAAAGCCACCGATCATCCGCGACAAGTTGGTTCAGTTGCTCGGCGACGTTCCACGCATCGAGTTATTTGCACGTAACGGCGTTGATGGGTGGGGTACATGGGGCAATGAATGTGATTGTTCGGTGGATTTGCATACCGGCGTTGCAGTGGAAAGACAAAAAGTGAGGGCGGCATGATAAACACACAGACAATCCCAGAATTGCTCATTACCACTCGCGGCAATATAACCGAGTTAGCCCGACGACTGGATGTTAACCGCTCCACTGTCATGAAGTACGCCAGAGACAATAACGCGACTGGTCACATCATTGTTAACGGCCGCCTGATGGTGAAGACGGCTAAGAAATTAAGGGGCAGGACATGAAAGATTATTCAGCAATGAATGATGGTGAAATAAACTTTGCCGTTGCGGAAATTACCGGTGAAAGTGCGCCAAAGGTTTACGAGTGGGGTATTGGGCGAGTTATTCCTGACTACTGCAACAACCCAGCCGACGCATGGCCGATCATTCAGAAGCGTGGCATTAGCCTGAATTATGACGGTATTGACTGGATAGCTAACGACATTTTCACCAATGTTAAGGCATCAAACAATATCGAGACCCACGCAGGCAAGCCACTGCGTGCAGCGATGATTTGCTACCTGAAAGCATTAGACGTGGAGAAAGGTCATGGCTAATTCACCCTGGCAACGAATAGAGAACAACGCAATCTTCAAAGTACCCCACCGCAAGAAACACCAGAGCATCCCAGCAGCATCTCAAATTAAAACCTTCGATTATGTACACGGGCTATTACAGGCCAAGTGGAACCGTATGCGTTTAACGCGCTAACCCTATGTGGAGATAAATCATGAAAATTCGCGCTGAAGATGCAGAGCCCGGGCAAGTGGTAATAACCAGCCATGGCCGCCGGAGCAAAATAAAATCAATCTGGATTGACGGTGATGTCGTGACTTTATTTGGTGATGACGGAACGGAAACCCCCTACGACTATGACGAGGACATAGAGGTTGACGATGAGTGACCAACCAGTATGCCAAGGCTGTGGTGTACCACTAAGCCCAGACGAAAATTATTGCTGCGAAGACTGCACAGATTGGTGGGCTTTAAACGGCGTAGAGGTTTCTGAACATCTGAGGAGTGAGAGTGATGAAATTACCCAGAAGCCGTAAATGCAAAATATGCAAAACACGCTTCAAGCCAAACACTCTGTATGAGTGGTGGTGCCGCGAAGAACACAAGGAAGAGCTAATCACCAAGTTAGCAACCGAAGCCAGACAGAAGCGCATACAGCAACAGGAACGACAGCGAAAGGAAACCACCCAGCAGGAACGACGAAGCCTTAAGATTCGAAAGCTCGCAGTAAAACCCCTCAGTTACTTCGCAAAACAAGCCCAAGCCGCCTTTAACGAATACATCCGCACCAGAGATGCAGCAGACCCTTGCATCAGTTGCGGGCGATTCCATGACGGCCAGTGGCACGCAGGACACTTTCGAACGGTAAAAGCATCGCCGGAAACCCGCTACGACGAGGACGGATGCCATAAGCAGTGTATGCCCTGCAATCACCACCTTTCCGGAAATATTGGCGAGTACAAGCCGCGCTTGATAGCAAAAATCGGGCAGGAGGCGTTTGACCGGTTGATGGGAGTACACCCGTTAAAGAAGTGGACGCGAGAAGAATTGCAGGAACTGGCAGCGCACTACCGGCAGAAAACCCGTGAACTGATTAAGCAACAGGAGCAGGCAGCATGAAGATTTCATATTTCGGGATGATTTCAATATTCGGCATACCAGCCAGCATCAAAAACCATCGGTGGGTTGCATGGGAAAGGCGTCAACTTTTCTTGGATGACAAAGAATCTCACGGATTACCAACGGCATACCGCTGGGCTAAAAGGTATATGCGTCAACTAGGAGAAGCAGCATGAGCCGAGAATACGTAAAGAAAATAACCTACCCATGCGAAACAGGCGCGATTTTTCAGGATGTCATTTTCGTTATTCACCTTAAAGATGCCACCGATTTGCTGTCCGAGGCTGATAGGGCGGCTGATTTCTTCCTGAGCTATTTCCCCTACGCCACGCTGGAAAACATCCGAGAGGAAATTCTCTACAGCTTCGGCGGCCTGTATCTACCTGACTGGAAAATTATTAGGGAGGCCGCATGACATCCGACATGGTTATGACGGCAATAGTCTATTCGCTGTTCCTGTTCGTCTGGCTGCCTTGGCAGGTAATTAAGCATAGAAAAAGAACGGCGACTCACAAGGTTATGGCTAACGCATATCGCTTCTATTTGCGCTACCGCTCGGTTCAGGGACTGACCAAAAACATTGAATTGTTGAGGACAAAATGACCCTACTCATCACCAAAATACTCTCCCTCTTCACCCCCATACATCCAGTGATAGCACCTACCAGCATTCAGTCGTGGGATCGCCAGCCTAAGCGGAGAAAGAAATGAGAGACAAAATGCTTATTCAGTTGGCCTGCTTCTCCCGTGAAAGCCAACTCAAAAGGAAATGGGCAAAGGACGCCAAGGCGATCACACCATTACAGCAAACGTGGACGCGATACATGTTGATGAACTGGGGGGCGAAGCACCGAGGGGGCGATGGGCCAGACCGAGGCGCTATAAACATCCTCGGACGGTTGATGTGGCGTGACCACTGGAACTCAGATGAAGGGAAGCACATTCAGGTCATCTTCAGCAACCTTGGTAAGCAGGGATATTCCGGTGAGGATTTAATCAGGAAAGTGAAAGAAATATTTGCACCACGCAATTCAGGATTCAACGCCATCAGTCTCGCCAAAGAACAGGATGACGCTGAATTCGTAGAAAAGTGCATGGTTGAAACTTTCACGCCCGATAGTCCGTTGCGTGATGTCCTTATTAAACGATACCGAGACCGCAAAAGCGCGCAAGTTATCGCAGGAATCATGGAAAGTGACGCATTTGTTCACATTGAGGTTGCGAGGATCAGGGTTAGGTGGGCTGAAAATCTGGCTGAACAGTGTATCTATCACTGTATGAAAGCCGCTATGGAGAAAGAAAATCTCTTAATTGCAGCATAAATAGAAAATAAATATTGAAAAGGACACGAAGAAGTGATCTAATTGATTCATGCTCGGGAGCGAAAGCGAAGAGCGTCGGTTGAAGTGAAACCGAAGAATCAGATGAGAGCCCTTGCAGAGATGTGAGGGCTTTTTTGTTACTGCACATCAGGTAAGAGCATTGAGCGAAAAGCTCCAGCGACCCAGATTGGACTAAGAGTTAGCCTTCGGGATTATTTAGTGATCTGGAGGGGTAGAAGCCCCAAGCACTTGTCCATGAATTATCAAAAATTTCAGTGCTCTTTCCGATGTGATGAATGCGCAGGCTGATGCGCAGTGAAAAATTAACGTATCGAGTGTGGATGACATAACGAGTTAGGGCTGAATTCTTCGTCATCAGCGCGTCCAGTCCAACGATACATGCCGGAGATCAGCACCGGCCATCACACACAAATATCTGGTTCGCCGGGCGATGGCAGGTCTCCAAAACCTCGCTGACAAGGTTCGACTCCTTGACTGGATGCCACATTTTAGAAGCTCGCATATTGCGGGCTTTTCTCGTTTTAGCGCCGAGTACACAACCCTCATTGACTCCTGTCGCAAGTACTCCGGCGCTAACTTCTATGACTACAACACAGCCAACTAAACATGTTGGAGGTGATCGGATGATGAAAACTATGCCTGACAAAATCGCATCAGCAGCCAGTTACTGCGTGTCTGGCACACTTGTATGCGGAGGTGGCGTGTCACAGTGGATACATAACCTCGATTGGAACCAGGTGGCGATAGTGAGTGGTGTGGTGATCGGTATTGCCACACTCATTGTCAACGTTTGGTACAAGCAGCAAATGCTGAAGACATACAGAGACGCAACGGCGCGGGGAATCATCTCTCCCCCCGGTCAAGAGGATTAATCATGGCTTCTGCATCACGCAAAGGTATTGTCGGCGGTGCATGCGCTGTCATGACTATTATCGGAATCGTTGTTTCTAGCGGAACGGTGAGAACCAGTCAGGCCGGACTTGAACTTATTGGTGACGCAGAAAGCTGTGAACGCGACCCATACGTTTGTCCGGCTGGTGTTCTGACTGACGGCATTGGCAATACTCACGGCGTTAAAGCCGGAGTAAGAAAGACTGATGCTCAAATTGCTGCGGACTGGGAGAAAAACATCCTCCAGGCTGAGTCCTGCGTGAACAAAGACGCCAATGGCAAAAAGCTGAACCAAGGCCAGTTTGACGCCACGGTGTCAGTGACCTTCAACGTCGGCTGCGGAACGATGCAAAAGTCCACGATGTTCTGGAAGTTCAGGCAAGGCAAGATGATCGAAGCCTGCAACGAGTTCCCGCGCTGGGTTTATGCAGATGGCAAAAAACTGTCCGGTCTGGTAACGCGGCGCGAGAAAGAAAAGGCCATGTGCCTGAAGGGGTGAGCATGAACTGGTTACGCATAAGCATCACTGCGGCCTTCGCTCTCATCATTGGCGTTCTGCTCTGGGCAGCATTCCACTACTACGGCAAGACCATCAGCCAGCAGTCGGAAATATCAGTAGCAACCCAAGCGAAAGAGCAGGCCGAGTTCATCACAAAAACTCAGGCTCTTTCGGTGAACATCTTCAACACCATTGCTGGAGCAACTCTGGATGAACAGAAAACCAATGTTGCTTCAAGTCAGGCGCGTCAGGTCATCATTAAAACGATTCTGCAAACAGAGCCGTGTGCTGTGGTTGTTGTTCCTGCTGCCGCTAATGACCAGCTGCTCACACACTACAACTCAATACGTTCAGGTGCCGGTAACACCGATACCAGCCAGCCTTCTCCAGTTGTGTCTGCCGTCGTCTCCACCAAGTGACCCGTTAACATACGGTGCTTCAGTGATGTGGAACGAACTCTTGCTGACAGACATCCAGAACTGCAACACACAGATATCAGGCATCAAGCAAATCGAAGAGGCCAGACAGAAATGATTAAACGTTTCCTCGCATGGCTGAAAAGCATCTACATCAAACCGGCTCAGGCCGAAACTCCAACACCAAAGGAAACCACAATGTCAGATATTCCAGTAGACGTAGCAGCACAGCCAACCGTTGCAGTAGTTGACATGGTCGCCCCGGCACCTGTTGCAGTAGCCGAAGACCCAACCCCAGCAGCGGAAGCCAAAGCCGGTGTGTCCGACCTTGACGCAGCTCTGAACTTCATCGAAAGCGGGGTCGCTCAGTTAGGTGAAGCTGCAAAAGACGAGCTGAAAGAACTGGCTAAGAAATACCTGTAACGGCAAATCATTTCCAAGGGGAAAATATGGCGCTCATATTCGGCAGAGTGAACAAGAACGATTGGGAGCACCATGCTCTTTTCGCCAACATTGTTCCGGTTTACACGCGCGGCATTCATAGCGTGAGTCAGGACGGTCCGCAAATATGCGCAGCAAACGGATGTCCTGAATGGATACTGAGCCTTGTCACCTGGCTTGTGTGTAATTTGCCTATGCCATATGACGGCTTCATGTTCACGCATGTCAGGCCAATAAAATAAAGCCCCACCCAATATCAAGAGGTCGCCAATCGGCGGCCTTTTTTTATGCAGTAAATCCCCGCGTCATACCCGACGCAATATCACACAGAGTCTTTCAGAAAGCTGAGTCCTGGAGAATCACCGCTAAAGTCGGCGGACTCTCTGTGGGCGGTGTTTCTGGGTAACAGGACTCACTTTTCTAAAAGGTTAACGCAATGCAATTAGTCATATCTGATGTTGCTGTCAATCAGGACAAGAACAAGCTTTTTCGTCTGAACGACTTACATAACGCAGCCGGAGGAGAGGAGCGTCACAGTCCTAACCGATGGACGCGTACGGTAAGTTACGCAGACTTGGTGAAAGAGCTAACGCCAGAAATGGCGGTAGACCCAGTAAATGTTCAGAAGGGTGGTAAAACTCCAGGCATTTATGTTTGCAAAGAACTGGTCTACGCATACGCGATGTGGATTAGCGCCAAATTTCATTTGCACGTCATCCGAACATTTGATGCGGTAGCGGCGAAAGAGCAGATTCGTGTTTCGTATCGTGATACAGCACGGCTCGAATACAAGCCTATGACTGATGCCATAAAGCATGAACGCGAGGCACTTGGAAAGACGATTGCCCCTCACCATTTCAGTAACGAAGCCGATCTCATCAATCGAATAACACTGGGTATGACATCAGCTAAATTTCGCGTTCATAACGAAATCGATAAGAAAGAGTCCATTCGCGACTATCTGACGGCTGAGCAGATTCATTGCATCACTGAACTACAACGGGCAAACACGGTGTTCATCAGTATGGGTTGGGAGTTTGAGCAGCGGAAAGAAGTGCTGAAAGGCATGTTTGATCGCAACCACCGTCTGCCATTGATTGAAGAACAACATCGTTTGGCGGCCTAAGCGCAAAATTGCGCTTTGCTTGAATAACAGATAGTTACAGAGAGCCTCTTTCACAACGGCTCTTCATTACAAAGCGTCTGTATTCGGGCGCTTGATAATGACTTATCCACCAATGAGGATCACCCCATGACAGAACGAGTAATAGCCCAATCAGGCAAGAGTGTAGAAGTCGCGACCCTCGCTGACATTAGCGGTGGCGGCGTTGATATCACATCAAGCCATATCACTGACGCTACAACCGTAGGCAAAGCGGTATTAACTGCCACTGACGCCACAGCAGCCAGAACAGCTATTGGCGCTGGCACATCTAACCTTGCGATTGGCACAACGGCAACTACAGCGCTGGCGGGGAATACCGCTATCCCATCTGCTTACACTCTGCCCGCAGCTACAACGGCAGCAATTGGTGGCGTAAAGAAAATGGCAGCCCAGATAGACTCAACTGCAACTGATGTTGCTGGTCTTCTGGCTGACTTCAACGCATTCCTAGCGAAAGCACGTACTGCTGGAATGATGTAATGCAGAACAATATCTCGCAGGGTTAGAAATTCTCCGAGAGTGAAAAGTGGAATGTGCTGAAAATGCCTAGACTCATTAAAGAAACAGTATGCAAAATCACTTATCCCGATGGTTCAGTCGATAACGGGTATTCAAAACTACCACCGAGCACATCAGGCCAATCCCCTAGTAATTTTTTCACCATGCGAAAACATAGAGACTCGGAAGCATCAATTTTAATTAACCTATCCGCAGTCATGAAAATTGAATATGAAATTATCTTTGAAGAGAAATAACCATGACTATCAAATTTGAAGAGATGGAGCCTTGCGTCCAGGAATCCATGCTACGTGTGATTGAGCATAAACTTATCAATTATGAGGTCACACCCCATGAGGCGGGTAATGTCGTTCTCGTCGCATTCCGATCATATCAAAAACTTTACGAAGTGCAGGAACCAGTAATAAACGACGGGGAATAAAAATGGCAAGCCTGACACAGAAACAAGAAACATTCTGTCAGGCATACATCGAAACGGGTAATGCTTCAGAGGCTTATCGGACGGCGTATGCTGCTGACAAGATGAAAGCCGAAGCAATACACGTCAAAGCATCAGAATTGCTATCCAACGGTAAGGTGGCGGTAAGGGTTGCTGAATTACAGGCAGAAATTAAGCAGCGTCATAACGTCACTGTGGACTCTCTGATTAAAGAGCTTGAAGAGGCCAGGCAATCTGCATTAACGGCTGAGACGCCACAATCATCAGCTGCTGTTGCCGCGACGATGGGCAAAGCCAAGCTTACCGGTCTTGATAAGCAAATCGTAGAGCTTCATGGTTCCGTTGGCCTCAACCTGAATAAATCCCTCACTGAGCTATTCGACGATGACAGCGATTAACCCCATCTTTAAGCCATTCATAAAGCCACATCGTTACAAAGTGGCAAAAGGTGGACGAGGGTCAGGGAAAAGCTGGACGATTGCACGGTTACTCGTAGAGATATCTCGCCGGGGATGCTATCGCTTTCTCTGCGCCCGCGAATTACAAAACAGCATTAGTGATTCAGTTCTCCGGTTGTTGGATGACACTATCAACAGGGAAGGTTATCAGGGTGAGTTCGAGGTGCAGAGAAATAGCATTCGGCACCTGATAACCAACAGCGAGTTCATGTTCTACGGCATCAAAAACAATCCAACCAAGATTAAATCTCTTGAAGGCGTAGATATATGCTGGATGGAAGAGGCCGAGGCGGTATCAAAGGACTCATGGGATACGCTGATCCCAACCATCCGCAAGCCAGGCTCTGAAATATGGGTAAGCTACAACCCGAAGAATATTCTTGACGACACGCATCAGCGCTTCGTTATTTCGCCTCCTGATGATATTTGCCTGCTGACGGTCAACCACGCCGACAACCCTCACTTTCCCGAAGTTCTCCGTCTTGAGATGGAAGAATGCAAGCGTAAAGACTACGACCTTTACCTGCACATCTGGGAAGGTGAACCGGTGGCAGATAGTGACATGGCAATCATTAAGCCATCGTGGATTGCTGCTGCTGTAGATGCTCACAAACTCATTGGTTTCACAGCGTCAGGCCGTAAGCGCGTCGGCTTTGATGTCGCGGACGAGGGTGAGGACAGCAACGCTACAACGCTGGCACATGGCTCCGTGGTGCTGGATTGCCAGCAGTGGAATAAGGGCGATGTAATCACCTCTTCTGACCGCGTTAAAAACTACGCAGAAAGCGTCACAGCAAGCGAGATTGTTTACGACTCCATTGGTGTGGGTGCGGGGGTAAAAGCTCACCTGAAGCGCGTGTGCACCATACCATCCAGTGGGTTCAATGCCGGTGCTGCCGTGTTCAAGCCAGATGCTAAATATGCGGACGGTAAGACTAACAAAGACATGTTCTCCAACATCAAGGCTCAGGCGTGGTGGGGAGTGCGTGATCGCTTCTTCAATACGTGGCGTTGCATTAAGCATCTGGAAGCCAACCCGGACGACAAAGAATTCATCAAACAATTCTCAGACGATCAGTTAATCAGCCTCAGTTCCGGCATTAAGCAACTGGAATACCTCAAGGCTGAATTGTCGCGCCCATGGGTGGACTACGACAACAACGGCCGAGTGAAGGTTGAGAGCAAGAAAGACATGAAGAAACGCGGCATACCGTCGCCGAACATGGCGGACTCGTTAATTATGGCCTTTGCCCCAGCCCACAAACCATTCCATATTCCTGACGAGATACTGCAATGACAAGACGCAAGACTGCACCGTTGCCTCGACGGGAACCAGTGAAGATTACTGAATCTCATCTTGCAGCTGCTTCGGTGGCTAATGATGAGAAACCATTTGCTGAGTTTAAACGCTATGAGCCATTGCCCGGTGTGATACCTGAAGCCAAAAAGGATGCAACGCTGGCGATGGATTCCACACCGTATGATGTGCTGAACAGCATGTCTATCGGTGGTGAATATTCAGGATTTCGCGGCTACCCAATACTCGCAACAATGTCTCAACAGGTCGAGTACGCGAACATGCATACCGTCATGGCTGACGAGATGACGCGCAACTGGATTGAGGTAAAAAGCACCAAGGAGGGTGATACCGATATCGACCTGATGGAAGACGCGCTAGAGAAGTACGATGTGAAGCGCCTCATCCACGAAGCGGTTAAGCAGGACTCAATGTTTGGCGTTGCCCATATCTATATCGACGTTGGCGCAAACCAAGATGACGTAGAGCTTGGTAAGCCGCTGTTTCTCGACCCGCGCAAAATTGCAAAGGGTTCGCTGAAGGGGCTGCGCGTCGTTGACCCTACGTGGATTTATCCGGCCATGTACAACACGCGCTGGCCGTTAGCACCTGACTTCTACAAGCCTCAAGCGTGGTTTGTGATGGGGCAGACGGTACATGAGTCGCGCTTCATGGATATCATTAGTCGCCCGGTGCCGGACATCCTCAAACCATCGTATAACTTCGGCGGCCTGTCGCTTACCCAGCTGATGGAGGATTACGTTTGCGACTGGCGGGAAGCCAAGAAGAACGTTATCAAAATCATCAAAACGCTGAGGATGCGGGCGCTCAAGACTGACATGGAAGCACGACTGGCAGAGCCTGGGCAGTTTGATAAGCGAATAAAGCTTTTCACCAAATATCAGGACAACTTTGGTATTTGGGCGCTCGACACGCAAGAGGACTTGCTTCACCAGCAAACCTCCCTCAGCGAGCTGTCAAACCTGCTTTCGAACTACCAGGACCAGATGTGTATCCCTGCTCGTATCACCAACCTCAAGCTTCTGGGTAACGCACCTGCTGGACTCAATGCCAGTGGTGAGGGAGAGCTTGAGACGTGGCACGAAACCATATCAGGTATGCAGGAGCGTGATATTCGTCGGGCGCTGGAAAACATCTTCAAGATTATTCAGCTTTCAGAATTCGGTGAAATCAAAGAAGACATCTTCTTCGAGTTCAGACCGCTTGATGAAGTCAGCGATGAAGACCGCGCCAACACGAACAAAACCCGCGTAGAAACGATTGTGGCTGCTTCTGATGGGATGCTGGTTAGCTCTGAAGAAGCCCGCGATGCACTGAAAAGCATTGAAGGTGCTGGCTTTGAAAACCTGAAGGGCGACTATGAACCGGAAGAAGAGGACGACGAATAAAACTCTGCGCCCGGTGAACTATAACGCCGGGAACATCATCTGGTATCGGCGAGAGCTGCTGGCGATTATCCGCGAGATGAACGATGATGTTAAGAACCAAATCATACCCATCTTTGAGGATAGCCCGCTGGCTATGGATGCTAACCCGGTTCAGTTATTGCGTGGTGCGCTGCGTGCCTTGTCAAAGAAGTGGATTGATCGCTTCATAAAGAAATCCATTCCCACCGCTGAAACCATCATCAACAAAACGGGGGAGGCTGTAGATCGCTCCCTGCTTGCTTCGGCTCGTAAAGACGCCATGACCATCAATATGCAGTGGACTGAAGCCATGTTGGAAAAGCGTGAAGCCATTATCGCTGAGAACGTGTCACTAATTCGGTCTATACCGGAGAAGTACTTCACTGACGTTGAGAGCATGGTTTATCGCGCAGTGGCGAAAGGTGGTGACCGCAAGGGGTTGGCTGATGAGATAGAGGCTAACTTTGGAAAGCGGCATGGCATCACGCGCAGACGTGCAGAGTTCATTGCTCGCGACCAGGTGCGTAAGGCGACCAGTGACCTGTCCAACGCAAGGCAACAGGCCGCAGGAATTAAGCGCGGTATATGGCTGCATAGCGGCGGTGGTAGCGAGCCGAGACAGAAGCATGTTCACGCTAACGGTCAGGAGTTTGACCTCGATAAGGGGCTGCCTATTGGCGACAAAGGCCAGTATGTGCTTCCGGGGGAGGAACCCGGATGCGGGTGTTCATGGAAGCCTGTGTTGCCATTCTGACAAACACAAAATCAACAAGGTCGCTTATGCGGCCTTTTTTATTGCCTGAAATACAGGAAAGCGCATGAACAATGTGAAGTTTGCCTTCGATAAGGCGAGCGTTCGCCGCTATGACGCTGACGGGATGCTTCATGTTGAGCTGACGCCGATCAGTAAGGCTAACGTGTGCATCTACTACGGGAAAGAAATCCCAGATGCGGAAAAGTTAGGGCTTGTCCCTGACAGGGCTTACAGGCTGTTGCGTGACCCGGAAGAGCTAAGTAAAGCCGCTCCAACATTTAACAATAAGCCCATTTTAAATACCCACATTGCTGTCTCGGTAATTGACCCACCAAAAGAATACATAGTCGGTTCTACCGGGACGGATGCTGTGTTCGAAGCGCCGTACCTGAAAAACTCAATGGGTATCTACGACATCAATTCGATCATCGGCATTGAGAATGAGCAGCAGCGTGAAATCTCATCTTCGTATCGCTACCGGTTAGACATGACGCCGGGTGTATACGAGGGAGAAGCATACGATGGCGTTATGCGTGACATCGTTTGTAACCATGTGGCAATCGTGCCCAATGGCCGGGCAGGCCAAGACGTTTTAGTTTACGACTCACTACCAACAGGACTCAAACTGATGTCAAAAATCAAACAAATCATGAGCATCTTCAAGCCATTAATGGCGATGGATGCCGACCCTGAAGAAGCGGAAAAGGCTGTGGAGAAAATCATCAAAGATGATGACAAAGAACCGAAAAAAGCCGAGGACGAAATGACCGAGGAAGAAAAGGAAAAGCTCGCTAAAGATGAGGCTGAACAGGCCGAGAAAGACAAATTGGCGAAGGACGAAGAAGACAAGGCTGACAAAGAGAAAATGGCGAACGATAGCAAATTAGCCATGGACTCTGCGATTAAAGGCGTTGAAGCCCGATTTACAGCCCTGCGTCAGGCTGAACGTGATGTTCGCCCGGTTGTGGGTGAACTGGCCTGTGATAGCGCTGACGAAGTCTATCGAACCGCGCTGAAACAATTAGGCTGCAATGAGCACGCAACGCTTCCATCGGGCGCTCTCCAGTCGGTATTTAAAGCTTATTCACGTACCCCGATGGCGAACGATGCAGCTCCAATTAGCAGTGACGCCCGTACCAACGTCATCAACTTCTTTGAGGGTAAATAATATGTTCCAACAGAGTGTTAAAACCTATTCGGGTGTCGGCCAGTCCGGCGCTCCGGCGTCTAACTCCCCAATCATTGCTGCCGCTGGTGGGCCTGGTGCATTTCAGGCGGGTGCGAATGGCCTGATTATGTCGCGATTTGCATGGCGTAATGCTACCAACCCTTTACTTCTGGATAACACTGGCACCGGCAAGCCAGTTGGCTTCATCTACAACAACGCCAATGCAACCATCGGCTACCTGCAAAGCAACAGTATGACCATTCCGGCTGGACGTGAGGCTTCCCCTGTGGTTGGTGGTGACTTCTGGGCTATTTCAACCACTGTGGCGACCGTTGGTCAGAAAGTTTTCGCCAACCTGACTACTGGCCTTGTCTCCACCGGCGCAGCGGGTGCAACGGTTGATGGCTCTATCGAAACCGAGTGGTACGTGGCTAGTCCTGCCGCTGTCGGTGATTTACTGATTATCTCTACATGGAGCAAAGCATAATGCCAAAATTGACTCAAGCCGAATTCGCGGCGTTTAAGTCGGAGTCTGAAAAGCGCGGCGTATTCCTGCCAGCCTCCGTGACCAAGTTCGCAATGGATGCCGATGTGCAGCCATCTCTGCCAGCCAATGGTGGCATCCCGGAGATTGTATCGACCTTCATCGACCCTGAAATCGTGCGCACCATCTTCGCTAAACAGAAAGCTACCGATATCCTCGGCGAGCAGAAGAAAGGCTCATGGGCGCAAGACACACTGATGATTCAGCGCATTGAGCAGTCAGGCGACATCGTGGCGTATGACGACTACAGCGAGCAGGGTGCCAACCAGGTCACCAGCGCGTGGGAAAATCGTCAGGTCTATCGATATCAGACGATGGTCACCTACGGCGAACTGGAGCAAGAGCGCTATGGGCTGGCAATGCTGCCATACGTCGCAGAGAAGCAGCGTGCAGCAGCGTGGACGCTGAATCAGGCGCAGAATAAGTTTTACTTCTACGGCGTGGCTGGGTTGCTGAACTTCGGCATGCTAAACGACCCAGCACTTCCTGCTCCAATCACCCCGGCTACAGTGGGTGGGGCGACTCAGTGGAAAGATAAGCAGGTCGTTGATATTTACAACGATATCGTTACCGGTTTATATGCCGACCTGATTGCACGCACGAACGGTGCTGTCGGTGATGGTGTTGATATGGCCTCTCCTCTGGTTCTGGCTATGAGTCCAGTTAGCTCCGTTTACTTTAAACGTGCTAACGAAGTATTCGGAAATTCAGTGGAGAAGATGGTTAAAGACACCTTCCCTAACCTGCGCGTCGAAGTGGCACCTCAGTACAGTACCGATGCAGGTGAGTTGGTTCAGATGTTTGTTGAAACTGCTCAGGGTCAGCGCGTTGGGTACTGTGCGTTCAGTGAAAAACTGCGTGCTCACCCGGTCATCACCATGACTTCAAGCTGGAAGCAGAAGCACTCCGGCACCACTTACGGCGCGGTAATCACGCAGCCGTCCATGTATGCACAGATGCTGGGAGTTTAAGGCAATGGCTAAATCTTCAACGTACGTAATCGGCTGTAAATTGCCAAACGGCCTGTCATTCCGACATGGCGATCTGGTCATCACGCTGACGGGCGCTAACTCGTCCGCGCTTGTTAATGGTTTCGGCATGACAAAAGATGTGCCTGCTGAGGCATGGGAGGCATTTGAGAAAAATCACAAGGACTCAAAATTAATCAAAAGCGGCGTTATCTTCGCTGTTTCTGATGAAAAGTCTGCCGCTGATGCAAGCCTTGAGCGTACCGCAGTCAAGACCGGACTTGAACAGGCTTCACAGGAAACCTCTGGTGTAGTGCCTGACAAAGAGGAATAACTCATGGCGATCGTGGTTCTGGATATCACCAAGTTCCGCGCCATGTTCCCTGAGTTTTCCAACGTAACCGACGCTCTCCTGCCATTTCTGTTTGACCAAGCCACTGACTATCTGAACAACTCCGATTTCTCACTCGTTGATGACGTCATAAAGCGTGAGCGCTTGCTCTACCTGCTTATGGCTCATTTGGCGTACGTGAGGTGCGGGGATGCTAACGGTAATGGTGGTTCAGGAATGGTAGGGCGTATCTCTTCGGCATCAGAAGGAAGCGTGTCTGTTTCCTCTGATGCTGGTCAGGTCGAGTTTCGTTACATGTGGTACACGCAGAGTCCGTATGGCATGGACTTCTGGCAAGCAACCAAAGTGTACCGTATGGCTAACTATTACCCGGGGTGCTGATTATGGCCGGGAAGATTTTAGACTTTCTTGAGCAGGTCGGTAAAACGCTCGAATCCAAGCAAGTGAAGGTCGGGTTTGTCGATGGTTCTAAACACCCAGACGGTGATGTGAGTATGGCTCAAATCGCTGCCTGGAATGAGTATGGACAGCCTGAAAATAACCAACCGCCTAGGCCATTCTTTCGTAACGCTATTTCTGGTCATTCGGAAGAATGGGCGGATTCTGTGGTGCGCGGCATACGAGCTGGAGTTAACACCGAAACGGTGCTGCAACTGGTTGGCGAAGTGATTGTGGGTGATGTTCAGAATTCAATATCTGAATTGATGGAACCCAAGCTTTCGGACGTGACCTTGCATATTAGGCGGACGCGGAAAAAATTCAAGAATCAATCAACTAAACCACTGGTTGATACTGGTGCTATGTATGGTGATGTGAAATTCGAGGTGAGCGACATTGAACCTACACCGGATAGCTAAATCTGCGATTGGTCGTATTAACCCGTTTATCACCGCTACCGTCCGCGTATCCGATGGTTTTGAAATTGGCGCGGGCAGAAAGCAAGTCCCAAAATATCTACCTGACCAAACAATCAACATTCAGCTTCAGCCTCTTTCCCGTGGCGATCTTCAACACGTTGATGGCATGAATCTGCAAGGTTTATGCAAGTCCATTCACGTTGACGGTAACTACTACGGCGCAAACCGTGAAAAGGCAATCGGCGGTGATTTGATCATCATCGGCTCGGAAACATGGCTGGTGATTGAGCCGTTAGAGCTATGGCCTGACTGGTGTCGCTTATTGGTTCAATTGCAGGTGACGCCATGAACGACATGACCGTTGATAACGTGATTGATGTCCTAGCCAACTTCGCTGAGCCATTTATCGGCACATGCGAACAGGCGCAGGTTAACCGGGTGCCGATGGATAAAGGGGCATTTTGCATCCTGACGCCATTACGGTTTAAGCGACTATCAACCAGTCGGGAGATCAACAAAGACACGGGCAGCCAGGCAACGAGTGCCATCGGTTTCACGGAGGTCAGACAGGCCGATATTCAGGTGGATATCTATGGTGATGGCGCAGGTGACCGGGCTATCGCTCTGGAAACATTGTTTCGCACAGGTTATGCCTATGACGCGATCAAGGCGTTAGATGCTCGCGTTGCCCCGTTGTACAGCACTGAAGCAATTCAGGCACCGATGATCAACGCAGAAAATCAGTGGCAAGAACGCTATACGCTGACCGTTTCACTTCAGGTTCACATCACTATCGACGTCCCGCAGGACTACTTCGACAAAGTTAATTTCACTATTGAACAGGCTGATAAGGCGACTCCATGAGCAAAATACCGTTATCGCGTGACTTTAAAATCACGCCTTCCACCGTGAGCGCAGCGGGCACAGCCCTAGACGTTTACGGACTTCTGCTATCTGACAACGAATTACTGCCGGTTGGTAACGTCGCTGAATTCACGCTTGCATCTGATGTTGGCGCTGCATTCGGCACCACCAGCAAGGAATATCTGGCTGCTACGTTGTATCTGGCTGGTTACGATAACTCGACCGTTCGACCGGGTTCAGTGCTGTTTGGCCGCATGGTTCAGGCACCGGTTGCTGGCTGGCTGTTGTCCGGCAGCTTCAAGGGCGTGAAAATTTCAGCCCTGCAAGGCATTACCGGCACTATCACGCTCACTGTGGATGGTGCGTCTGTAACCAGCACAGCGTTAGATTTATCTGCTGTAACCAGTTTCACTGATGCTGCTACGGCCATTGCCGCTGCTATTGGCAGTGGCGTAACCGTTAACTGGCTGGCAACGCAAAGCCGGTTCATCATCCGGTCTGCAACCACGGGCGATGACAGCGAGGTGTCACAGGCTGTCGCCAGCACCGCCGCAACAGCGCTGAAACTCACTGATGATACCGCCGCTACAACGTCTGATGGTTCTGCCGCTGTTTCCATGACTGACATGATGGCGACTATCGTCAATCAAAATCAGGACTGGGTGATGATGGCTAGCCTGGTTGATCTGGATGATGACGATAAAGAAGAGCTTTGCTCGTATGTCAGCGCTTCATCTAATCGATACGGTTATTCGTATTACGACGCGTCAGAGGACACTACCGTTGCTAATAACTCGTCCTGCTTCCAACAGAGCGTGGTCGTGGCGAATGGCTACGAGAATGTGTTCCCCAATTACGGCTCGTATCTCTATGCCGTCACTGCGCTGGCTTATTCTGCATCCCTGAACTTTAGCCGCACCAATGGGCGGGTATCTTACAAATTCCGCTCATTTGCCGGGCTGTCACCCAATGTGTCAGACAATGCAACCGCAACCGCGCTGGAATCTAACGGGTACAATTTCTACGGCTCTTACGGCCAGAATAAGACGCTGGCGACATACACCTCAGACGGTGCGATTACCGGTAAATTCCTGTGGCTGGATAGCTTCATCAGCGAGGTGTGGCTGAACGCTAACCTGTTAGCGGCATTTACCACCCTGTTCACCAGTAACGCCTCCTACGCATTCAACGCAGCAGGATATTCAGCCATTTCAGCGGCGGTTATCGATGTAGCAAAAAGCGGTCTGAACTTCGGCGCTATCCGTCAGGGTGTGACGCTCGACCAGTCACAAATCAACATCGTCAACGATGCTGTTGGTCAGGACATTTCCAGTGTTTTGTATACCCAGGGCTGGTTCTTCTACATCCCGACACAGACCGGCACATCACGCACTGAGCGCCACCTTGACGGGGCAATCTTCTATTACGTCGATGGTCAGTTGATCCAAAGTATCGACATGACTTCAACAGACATTCTGTAAGGATTAATCATGGCAATAGACATCACAAGTGCCAACAGTAAGCTCCACATCGTAGTGCCCTCATACTATCCGGGCGGCTTCGATGTGGACGACTACGCAGCAGAAGACATGTTCGACACCGGCGCAATCCAGAACGCAGAAGACATGATGTCGGCTGATGGCAAATATCACGCAGGCTTTATCTTCAACCCGACTGAACTGACGATCACCTTAATGGCAACGTCCAATGCTGCAGGTTTGATTGGTGACTGGTATGCAGCAGAGCGCACGGCAATCAGTAAGTTTGCGTGTAATGCCACGCTGACCATCCCTTCGCTGAACATCAAATATAACTTCGTGAACGGCATTCTTTACACATGGACACCAACGCCTCCGGGCAAGCGAGTTCTGCAACCTCGTCCGGCTGTCTTCCACTTTGAATCCTGCACTCCGAGCGCCGCATAATGTCCAGAAAACAAATCACGTTTATCGTTGAAGATGAAGGTCGCGATAAGGGCAAAGAATTCCTTATCACTGAAATGTCGGCGTGGGATGCGGAAGAGCTGGCAGAAGAAATCTATCGCGCTATGGGGCAGGGTGAATTTAACTCACTTCCGGCTGACGTGGTGGCGATGGGAGTTGCTGGTCTGGCGACTGTAGGTATGTCCGTTCTGTCTGCTGCACCTGCTCACGTATCGCGCCCCATTGCGGATAAGCTGCTTTCTACCGTTGAAATTGTCATCAGTCACAATGGCAAAGAGAACCAACGCAAAGTTAAGCCGATTGATTTCGAGGAAGTGGCGACCATTCGCTCACTAAAAGATAAAGTCTTCGAACTGAATTTCGGTTTTTTAGCACTCGCCGCCGCGTAACATTCCCGCACCTTGAGTCGGTCACTCCACCGCGAAAACTTACAGCAACGACCAATATCCCGAAGAACATATACGCGATTATATGTTCCGGTAAGGCGTCCTATGCGCAGTTGCAAGACGATCTGTCAGTAAGGGATATGTTTAACCTGCTGGAAGTGATCGCGGTGGAGTCACATAACAATATTGCCTGGCGGCAGCATCAGGAGAAAAAATAAAGCTATGAACTACAGCGACTATTTTTACTACGAAGAAGATTCAGGTCTCCTTAGATGGAAGGTTCGTAGCGCCCAAAGGGTTCATGTCGGCGATGTGGCAGGAAAAAGCAAAAATTCTGAATATCGAAAGGTGCGAGTAAATGGGAAATTGATACTTGTACACAGGATTATTTGGGAGATGCAATGCGGGGAAATACCAGAAGGGATGTGCATTGACCACATTGACGGGGATACTTTCAATAATAAGATTTCAAATCTTAGACTAGTAACCCACCAAGAGAATCATAAGAATCAAAAGAAAAGGTCAAACAACAAATCAGGATATCTTGGCGTCACATGGAATAAACAGCACAAAAAATGGCAAGCATCGATAAGGGTGAACCGGAAAGTGAAATACATCGGCTTTTTCAACGATATTGAGGAAGCGGCAAGAGCCAGGAAATCCGCAGACATTGAGTATGGATTTCACCAAAATCATGGTAGGTAAATATGATTCTCGAAGAACTGGCGTACAAAGTTACGGTAAGAGCCGAAGAATTTCTTTCTGGTAAGAAGAAGGTAGAGGACGGCGCTAAAGAGCTGGGTGACAACGTTACTGAGTCATTCGGTGAAGTCGGCAAGGCTACGAAAGAAGCGGGCAAAGGCGTTAAAGCTGTAGGCGACCAGACTAAGAAGACAGCCGACGATACCAAGCGTCCGTTTGGCATCATCAGTGCAGGATTCTTTAATGCGGCCAAGGGGGCGAAAGCATTCGGCAAAGAGGGTAAGGACGGCTTCTCTGCTATGGAGGCTGGCGCAGCTAAGTATCTTGGGCTGGCTTTGTCGATTGAAGGCACTCGCCGGTTATTCACCTCTGCAACAAGCAGCTTGGTTGACCTTGGTAATGCTTCAAGCTTCCTTGATATGGATCCTAAGAAACTAGAAGGGTTCCAGAGAGGCGCTAAAGCAGTTGGTTCTTCCGCTGAAGCAATGACTAACACGCTGATGCGGCTGAACAACGCTAAAAACTGGAATGCCGCCCCGATGGGTGATCCGGATGAATTCACTAAAGCCACGCTACGTTTAGGCACCCAAACAGGTGTGGACATTATCGGAGCTAAAGACCCCGGTGAAATGTTCAGGCGCACAGAGGAGGCGCTAAGAAAGCTTCCCAAACAACAAGCGGAAACTTACTCTCAGATGCTAGGCATTGACCCGTCTATGCTTCCTTCAATGCTTGATAAGTCCCTTGACGAAAAACAGGATCACTACCAAAAAAACTCAAATGCTTCCGAGGAGATGATCGATAAAGCCAAGCGGGTTACCGCTGTTATGGGTGATATGGATCAGACAATAAAAAATCTCGGTAATGACTTGGTTCTCGCTTTCGGCGGTAAAGTCATTGATGTCATGAATGAATTTGATTCATGGGTGACAACCCATAAAGGTGACATCATTGGATTCTTTACTGAAGGGTCTGAGTGGGCTAAAAAGTTCTCGGATAATGTCGGCGGCGTTTCTAAGGCTCTAAACATCCTGCTTGCTATCAAAAGTCCGGTTCTTGGGGCTATCGTATCAGGTTATCGCAAAGTAGATGAAGTTAATGCGGAAGCCGATAAGCAAGGGGTGCCGGTTGGTAAGTTTCTGGTAGACCGGGCAAAAAATCAGGCGCAGGGAAATTCAGTTACAGCAAAAATATCTGCATGGTGGAACAGTCTTCTCGGCGGCAACAAAGATAATGCGTACACCGCTTACGGAACTCAGTCAGGCGATGGGGTAACGTATAATCCGTATGGTGGAGAACCTCAGCAGCACGCCCAATCTGCCAGAAGAAAGCGTAGTAATCAGTTCGGCATGGATGCGCTTGCCAAAGCTGTAATGATGGTAGAGAGCCGGGGAAATCCAAACGCGGTATCTCCGGCTGGGGCTGTGGGCGCATATCAGTTCATGCCCGGAACGGCGCGTGACATGGGGTTGAGAGTTGACGATTCTGTAGATGAGAGGAAAGACCCCGTTAAATCAAAAGCAGCTTTCATGAAGTATATGAACCTACTGCTGAACAGGTACGGTGGCAATACAGAACTCGCCCTCATGGCATACAACGGTGGAATGGGTAGGGTGGATAATGCACTGAAAGGCAAAGGCAAACCGCTTGCACAGGAAACGATGGACTATCCGGGCAAAGTTGCTGACTATTACCAGCAGATTAGCGAAATGGCCGGAATGCAGGGAATGGCCGGAATGCAAACCCAATCGGTAGACAATAGCCAGACCACCTCAAACCATTACGGTACAATCCAGTTGAATACCAATCCACAGAGCATCGACGAGATTGCAAAATCCATTGATGAGCAGCGCCGACGTAGTACTATGACGGGAGCTTTTATCTCTGGAAATGGATGAAATACGTATGACTAAATTGGTGAAGTTTGTTGCAGTGTTTGCTTTTATTTCTTCCTCACCTGTATTTGCAGGTTCTCTTGAGCAATTCATTATTGCCAATAAACCGCTAAATGATAACGTCGAAGCAAGGATGCTTATCAAACAAGTGGCATCGCTCATGGCATATTCGGAAGCGCTGAGTGAGGGGGTTGACGACACTGAAGCCAGGCGAAAAGAGATTTTGATGCAAGATGGAGAAAAGTATGGATCACTTTCATTGAAGCGAATGAAGCAGTATTGCTTAGGCGAGGACATACCGTTCAATCCTCCATCACAGCCCGATAAACAGACGTGTACTCTTCTCCTTGGTCTGAAGTGAAACTAGCCCACCATCAGGTGGGTTTATCTTCCTTAACCATGATCTGACCAATGGAATCTTTTAGAATGGCAGTTGTCTCTGCCTGGCTAAAACCTTCGATAATAATTTTAGTGCCACCTTTTGTATGCACCTCCAGCTTTTTTCCTTTGTTCCTAGCGAAGAAATACCCCACAGCTGCGGATAGGCAGCTCATGGCAGCCGGGCTGGTTACTCCGTTAATGATAACCTGAACCCATTCAGGAGGGGTTGCGCTATCGAAAGCGAGCGTAACATGAGGTTTTGGGGTTAGCCCACATGCACTCATAGATTTATTCAGTGATTCAACATCTTCTTGCCGGACGGTAAAAATGAAACTTTCCATCGTTTACACTCCATCGTTAAAAAATATTAGCAATGCCTTTAATCTAATTTATGGCGGCTTATCATTGCTTCTCGGAAGGGTGGTTTCCATCGAGGGTGAAATGACCAGCCAAGAATTCACAAAAATGATTGTCGATGACCTTCGCCGTCAGGCAGACGCTGGGAAGTTAAATATGACTCGCGAAGAGTTACGCACATCGCTGCTTTCTGCTCTCGATGAGAGTTAGCCAAATCTTCCTTTGAATTTTCGGTCACTATTTCTTCGGTTCATTTTGCCGTTGCAATATGGGCATAGATGCTGTTTTTTGCCGTCAATTTCCCATGTGAAATATTTTCTCTTGAAGTCAGCGCCGCTGACATCACATGACCTTGGTGTGAATAGGCTTGCGACAAAAACCAGCACGATGATGCCGATAATCCATTCCATCATTCATCCTTAACCTTTGGAACAAGGTTGTAATTTTTAGATATCTCTTCAGCCAAAGTCTTTGTTGCTATGCGTATCACGCGTGCTACGTCCTTTTCTGAAAAAACTTCCAGCTGATCACCAGATAACCAAGCCTCAAGTGCGGCAACGATCTCTGAATTCATGGATCGTCCGTTTGCCTTGGCTTTCGCTGCCACAGCATCCCGCAATCCATCAGGCATCCTGACGGTAAATCTTTCTACAAAAGCTGGGTTTTCTTTTTCAGTCATTTTTGTGAGCCGCAATTATTTATGTAAAACACGGTAGCATCATATTGACATTACTCACAATGACATCATAATGATGTTAGGCATCAAAATGATGCTACCAGCGATAGGAGACAGTAAATGCAAGACGTACTTTATACCGGGCGCAAAAATGATAGCTTTCAACTTCGCCTGCCAGAGCGCATGAAGGAAGAGATCCGTCGCATGGCAGAGATGGATGGGATTTCAATTAATTCAGCGATTGTACAGAGATTAGCGCGTTGCTTGAGAGAGGAAAGATCTAATGAAGCGTAAAAATGGCGAAACCCCGAAGGCTGGAACCAACGAGGTTTCTAATTTGTCAGCAACTACCAAGGAACTAACAATGAAGAGTATAGCAACTACTGAATCTGCAATCAAACAGGGTATGCAAGCAATAATTCATTCCGGCGTTCCGGTTGTAACGACTGAACAGCTTTCATCTTTCTACGGTACCGGCGCGGATAACATCAAGAAAAACTATTCTAGGAACTCGTCCAGATTTGAATTAGGCAAGCATTACTTCATGATAACTGGTTCTGAGTTAAGGAGTTTTAAGGACTCGGTGACTTTCGGTCACCTAGTTGATAAGCGAGCGCCTAAGTTGACTTTGTGGACTGAGCGCGGCGCAGCTCGTCACGCCAAGATGCTTGAAACCAACCGCGCATGGGATGTTTACGAGCAACTGGAAGATTGCTACTTCACCCAGAAAGAAAAGGTTGAAGCCCCACGTAAGAAAACTACCGTTGATGAACGCACGCCTCTTCGTGATGCGGTGAATATGTTAGTTGGCAAGAAGGGACTACGTTATGACGATGCATACAATATGGTTCATCAGCGTTTTGCTATTGATAGCATTGATGAACTTGAACTCGCACAAATCCCGCTGGCCGTAGAATACATTCACCGCGTGGTTCTTGAGGGAGAATTCATTGGCAAACAACAGGAGCTCCCTCTTCAGGCGGCAAAGCAATTCACTGATGAAGAGTTAAACTCCCTGTGCTGGCTGTGGAGTTATGCAACTTACATGGCAGACTACATGCTGGATGTTGAGCCTATTTTAAGAGCTGCCGAGCACCGACTCGCCGCGCCTTATTATTCAATGCCGCGTGAATCCATCCGAGTTCGCAACGCCGCAAGAGGTATTCTTCAACGAGAAACTTCGCACATTGACCTTAATCAATGGCAGGAAGGTTGGATCGTGCTCAACCGAATAAGATTGCATCAACTTCCGTGATGTAAGCGCGAAAATATATTACTCACCCAACCTCGCTCCTGCGGGGTTTTTTATTGGCGGTAATCCATGAGCATCATCGATATTAACACCAGCGACATATTCAACGCTATTGGTGGCGGCTCGCCATTGTCGATTATCGATAGCGTTCTGCATCCGTCTTACTCTATCCGCAACAATGGGTCTGCAACGATAGCTCTTGAGTTCAGCGGCATGGCATCTATTCAGCCGAGCGCGGGCGCTAACATCGTTACCGCGCCGATTGAGAACGGTAAATATCAGTCCATCAACAAAGTGGCTAGACCGGGTCGCGTAGTTTGCGATGTGGTTATCTCAGGGCTTACGGGTATTACCGGTTCTCTGCCAAATATTTTCGACCTCACATTTACCAGCCAGTCAGACACGCTGACCACCATTAAGTCGATGATCGAATCGACGGCGCTTTACGATATTGACACGCCTAAAGACACTTATGAGAGCTATGACCTTATTGATTACAGCTACTCTGTGAACGGCAAGCGCAACGTATCGATGCTGGTGGTGAGCCTGATTTTTGAAGAAGTCAGGCAGCAGATGGATGTTCAATTATCGGGTGGACAAACGGACGGCGTGCAAAAGAATGATGATTATTCAAGCTCACCATATGGTCTTGGTTCTGGCGACGCTACCAAACAATGTGCGGTAAAAGATGCCAGTGTGGATAATTTAAAATTATCGTGGGGAAATTTGAATAAAGCAGTAAATGACACAGCTACGAACGTAGCAAAAAATATCAGTACTGGATTCACATCCGCGATTAACACTGTTAAAGAGCCTCTAGCAAACGTAGCTAATAGCACAACGCAAAAAGCAATAAATCTTGTTGGAAATATTAATGGTGCCATTCAATGAACATCATATCGCTAGAAAATTTAAAGTCTCAGTCGGTGATGGTTAATCTAGCTGGGCAGTCTTGTGTAATCAGGCTGGTTCAAAGAGTTAGCGCTATTTATATGGATTTAACCCTGAATGGAACTCCTATATTTCAGGGGGTTCCTTGTTTATATGGGACACGAATAGTCAGATATTCCTATTTAGGTTTCAAAGGGGATTTGGTTTTTCTGGATAACGAAGGTGAAAGCGATCCGTCTTGGGATGGATTGGCTGACAGATTCCCGCTTTATTACATAACGGAGGCTGAACTTGTACAGTAAAAAAGAATTACGATATGAGTTTACGCTTTCAAATGGCACGTTTGATAAAAACGGAAATAATAAACTGTCCATTGGTAATGTTAAGTCTTCATTCCGTGTTGGGGCGTATGGCGATTATGGCGGCACGCAGGCAGAGATAACTATCTTCGGACTTAGCACTGAACGGCTGGCAACATTATCCGGCAAGGGTATTGGAGTTTATACAGTGAATGCCGGAGATACGAATGTTGATGTCTATATTGATAACACTAAAGTTTATTCCGGTGGGATTTACGCAAGCTACGCGAACATGAACGGCCAGCCTGAGACGGCTCTTGTGATGAACGCCGTAGCTGGACTTAATTTAAAGACGTCATCATCGGCTGCTTTTTCTCTCCCCGGTGCTGTCGATGTTTACAACATGCTAGCTGCAATTTGCAAAGTGTACGGCTACGGATTTAAGGCTCCGATGGTGAATGCGCCAATTGCGCAGAACCCGCACTTCTCAGGCTCACCACTTGAGCAAATAAGGGATATATGCAGTTCATATCACTTGAAGTACCAAGTGAACGATAACGTCTTGACGGTCTGGCCTGAAAAGGAAGCAATAGACTCACATGTTCCTTTGGTTTCAGTAGAAAGCGGCCTTATTGGTTATCCCGTTTTCACTCAGGGCGGCATAACCTTCCAAACTCAATATTCTTCCTTGCTGGCACAGGGCCGGGAAATACAACTCGATACATCACTTCCCAATGCGAGCGGAAGATACCTGCTCACTGTGGTAGAGCATTTCCTTACCTCATGGACTGAGGGCGGCAGCTGGCACACGGTATGTCAGGGATACAGAAAGGCAAGCGGAGATTAAAATGGCTAGTAATTATTCCAACCCAGAAAACCAGGCAAGCGACGCAAACGCCTTTGCCTCAATGTTCAAAAAGCTTCTCACTTCCAAGCATTTCATCAACGTGGTTGAAGTAACCGCCGTGCGCGGTACTGCCCCGGATTTGGTTGTTGATGTGTTGCCACTAGTGGCCGAAGTAAAGAGTGACGGCGGCGGCATGATAGATGGCTCTCAGATATTCAATGTTCCTGTTTGGCGTCTACAGCGTGGCAATAGCGCAATTATCATGAACCCACTGGTTGGGGATATCGGCCTGATATTGATTTGTGATAACGACATCTCGGTAGTGCGAGCTAACAGGAAAGAATCGGTTCCCGGCAGCAAGCGCACGCACTCGCGCTCTGATGCCGTTTATCTTGGCGGCCTGCTTAACGGTGAGCCATCACAGTTCATCGAATTTGCAGATGGGGCACTAAATATCACATCGCCAAATCCGGTCAACATCACCTGCTCCAAGGCAACCATCGTCGCCCCGCAAGGTGTAGAAATCACGACGCCAACCGCGCACTTCTCTGGAAACATCACGGCAGATGGAAACATTACCGACAACGCCGGAACGCAGAGCGCATCACTCAAATCCTTACGTGACAAATATGACGCTCACAAACATCCGGTTACTGGTGTGCAAAGCGGCAGTTCCACGGTCACGTCTAACACCACGGACAGCCCAGCATGACATACAAGACGCTTCAGCTAAACACGGATACGTGGGATTTGGTTCTGGATGGGCAGGGGAATATTGCCATAGCTACAGATGGTTATGCGGTGGCTCAGGATGTTGCGTCTGCCTGCCTGGTGTTTAACGGCGAGTGCTATTACGACAATACCCTTGGCATTCCGTGGAAAGAGGAAGTGTTAGGCGCTCGGCCAACGGCAGGATATATCGCTAAGAAGATGGAAGCCGAAGCCAAGAAATTGCCGATTGTGGATAAGGCATTAGCGACTGTCTTCTTTGATAAGAGCACGCGCAAGGCGCGAGGGAAAATTCTCGTCACAGATATTAACGGAAACCAATCACAGGTCACGATATGACAACTCTGAACACTGCGGTTCCCGGCGTAACCATCACAGAAACAGGGCTGCTCGTCCCTGATATTGCGGACGTGCTTTCGGGAAGACAGACTGATATTGATTCAGCGATGGGTGGCGGGGGCAGCACTTCGCTCTCATCACCGCAAGGTCAAATAGCTCAGTCTGACACTGAAATCATCGCAACAAATTATGATGCTCTGTTGTGCCTGTTCAACCAGATGAACCCTGACTATGCGACGGGGAGAATGCAGGATGGCATAGGCAGCCTCTACTTTATGGAACGCATTGCCGCTCAGGGAACGATTGTTACCGCGACCTGCACCGGTGCTGTGGGGACGGTGATACCTGCTGGCAGTACAGCTCAGGATAGCTCCGGCTACATTTATCAATCGATAAACTCGGCAACTATCGACTCTACAGGCCAAGTCGATGTTCAATTCCAGAATCAGACCACTGGACCAATTGCGTGTGGAGTCGGAGAGCTTAACCAAATATACGCGACAATTTCCGGTTGGGATGCGATCACCAATGATGCAGCGGGTGTAGTCGGTGTTGACGTTGAATCGCGGGTGGCATTCGAAGCCCGGCGCAAACAATCAGTGGCAAGGAACGCAAGAAATACAGATGCTGCAACGCTTGCTGCGCTGCTGGCAACTGACGGCGTTCTTGATGCATACGTTTGGTCAAACAGAACAGATGCAACGGTAGCTACCGGCTCAACAAACTTCCCCGTGGTTGCGCACTCTATTTTCATCAGCACTTATGGGGGCGCGGATGCTGATATTGCTGAGGCCATATTTAGCACAAAGAACCCCGGAGCTAATCTCAACGGAAATAAAACATACGTTGTCGAAGATAAAGATAATTACAGCGCACCTTACCCGCAATACACCATGCAGTGGCAAGAGGCTTCAACTCTACGCATTTATTTCAAAGTCCAACTTGAGGCAAACGAGAATCTTCCATCAGACGTAACCACGCAGGTTCAGAGTATGGTAGCCAGCGTTTTTAACGGTGGATATGACGGTATCGTTAAAGCAAGAATTGCCTCAAGGATAAGCGCAGGAGTTTATTACGCACCAATCATATCAATATCGACTGATTATATAAGTATTTTATCTCTGACGATTTCCATTGATGGCATTACGTATACTCAATCTGCAACGGTTGGAATTGACCAAATACCGACAATTCAAGCCAGTGACGTACAGGTGGAATTGGTATGAGTTGGCAAGATACAATACTCACTGAATATTCTGCCAGTGAAAGGCTATTGGCAATAATAGATACATTCAATCAGGCCGTGAGTCTGGAAGATTTCACAGATGAATTTATAAAAGAGGTCTGGGAATTAACTACGTGTGGAACATTCGGGCTGGATATGTGGGGTGCCAAGGTCAACGTGTCCAGATATATCAAAGCTGATATTGATTCTAACAGCTTCGGGTTCTCTGAGGCTAATGATGGCGGGGATTATCCATCACCGTTTAATGGAGACCCATTTTATGCTGGCGTACAGGAAACGGAGACAGTAAGACTTTCCGATGATGCATATAGAACACTTATTATCTGCAAGGCATTTACGAATATTAGCATTGCCACAATTAAAGAGATAAACAGATTTCTCACTTTTTTATTCAGTGGTCGTGGCGTGTCGTTTTGCGTTGATTATGGTGACATGCGGATGGGAATAATTTGCGAGTTCGACCTTGCCAATTATGAGGCATCAATACTATCCAATTATGATGTGTTGCCAATACCGAGTGGTGTTCTGGTAACTACGCATCAAATCGTGCCGCCATATTTCGGTTTCTCCGACGACGCTTATCCCTTCAACGATGGAACATTCTTCCGAGACATTTAAATGAAAATTACAGACGTACCAGCAAAACAAGCCGTTCCATTCGCTGTGAATGGTTCCAGAGAGGCGTTATTAGCAACCACTCCGGCCGGAGATAATACCGCATCTTATGATGCTGGATTCCCACCAGTTACGATGATTTTAAAGGCTGCTGGCGGATTACCTCCAAAGGGTCAGGACATGAACCAGATCCTTTATGAGCTGTCTGCTCTTGCCAGATGGTTCAGCGCTGGTGCCATAACACCCTATGATTCTACGTTCTCAACCGCAATTGGCGGATATCCTAAAGGTGCAATAGTTCTTGGAACCGATAGCAATACCAGATACATGAGCACCACAGATTCAAATCTAACCAACCCTAATACCGGGGGTGCGGGATGGTTTAACTTAACTTCAGGTTATTTGCAAACCAGCAACAATCTCTCTGAAATAGCCGCCGCTGGAACAACTGCGCAGACAGCAGCGAGGACGAGTATTTTAGCCGCCGCCTTAGCTGGCTTGGCTACGCAGGTCTTCTCTGTAGCGAATGCCACAGCTAACGCACACGCAGTACCACTATCACAGATGAATACAGCGCTTGCGCTCAAAGCTTTGCTCAATGGTGATACCAATCAGCAATTTTCCGCAAAGGATGCCACAGCAAGCGCGAATGTAGTCAACCTTGGGCAAATGAACACGGCGCTTGGGCTCAAGGCCAATCTGGGGGGGAGTGCGAGTCAGGGGTTTGCGGTTGCAGGAGGCAATACCCCCAATAGTGCTGTTGCTTACAATCAGTTTTCGCCGGGAAGTAATGGTAACGGAGTCTATTACTCTTACCCGGGCGGCCTTCAAATTTGTCGTGGGAACATAACCATTCAGGCCAATAGCTCCGCTACATGGACTTACCCACTTTCCTTTTCTTCTGCTCCACAGGTGTTTTATACAGCATTAACACCAGCCGGATCAGGCACACCGTCAGCTATGTGGATTAACTCGATTGCGTTGGGTTCGGCATCAATCTATAACCCGAACAGCCAAGCCACTCAAATCAACCTACTGGGAATTTTATAATGAAATATATTACTGTCGATTCCATCGGGAATATTACGGGGATGTATTTATCTGAAGATGCTATTTCCCCAGCGACTGGAATAAGCACGATTGAACTTAGCGATAGGGACTGGCAAAGCGTGGGACCGGGCTATACCTATGTAAATGGATCTCTGATTGCCCCCGCCCCCAAAACGCCGAAAGAAATCCTAGCAGAACAAAATGCGGAAAAAATCGTAGAAAACACTGCGAAGAAAGCGGAGTTAATCACAGCAACGACCGATAGAATATCAGTACTACAAGATGCGGTAGATTTGGAAATGGCGACAGCAGACGAAACGGCGGCATTGCCTTTGTGGAAAAAGTACCGGGTTCTGTTGAGTCGGGTGGACGCGAACACATCTGATGACGTTGTGTGGCCGACAGCTCCGGCTGCTTAACCATTTCTCCGGCTACTCTTTCCGCATATTTTAAAAGCTAAAATCAAAACAGCGCTTATTGCCATTATTGCCAGTAAGGCAATAACGCTGAGTGTGAACGTTAAAAGCATGGGATTTACCTGTTATGGGGTATGAAGGCCAGGGATGGCTAAGTGGGAAGGACATCATGGCGTTCGATGACAGCCTGGATAACTTCATGCTGAAGAGTGAGTGAAAAGTGGGGTGAAGTTGTGCCATTGTTGTGTCACAGGCGTACAGGTTCAAAGAATGGTATCTGGTGAAATATACAGGAATGTCACAGTGTGAATGCGGAAGACGCCTGTAAAAACATGCGGTTAGAAGTCCCGCTATGCACTCTTAATCAATTGGTCGGCGGTTCGAACCCGCCACGACCCACCAACAATCTGGTTATCAATGCGTTGTGATTCCCCTATTTCGTCATTCCCTTCTGTTTTATCTTCCTGATTCAGCAATATTATTATTTCGTTCTAATTCCGGAAATATAAAGCTGTGCTTTGCCTTAAATTTAATCTGTGAGTTCGGATTAGTTTTACTGTGGTTAAATTTGATGAAATGCGGGATATAAATTTTCTGGAGCGGCTGTTTAACTTTACTGGTTCAGGAACTTCATTTTTTGACAGGAAATATTCAGGCTTTCTTTGGCACGGCATTAATTTCCCAATGCTTTAACATTGCAATCTGGGGTGTGATTTTGTTTTGCCCGGCCTGCTTCCGGTGCAACAATCTCTCCTAAAAAGAGTCGGACAAATGCGCGCACGCTGCTATTATTCGTGCATAAACTCAGGGAGATAACGATGAAAAAAACACTGGTGGCCTTGGCTGCTCTATTTTTAGCCGGGTGTGCAGCTAATCCTTACGAGCCGACACTTCAGGTCAAATCGTCGTTTGCCAATGCCAGCACCACACCGCCGGCGGGCCAGACGCATGTCAGATTGCACCGCATCGAGCAGTGGTCGGTAATACCTTTTGAAAAGACCTGTCCGCTGATCGTGATTCTAGATGGTCAGACCGTCGCGTCGCTGCACTTTAATCAGTATGTGGATTTAAATGTGCCAAACGGCATGCGAACCATCGACGTTCGTCTTGCCTGCGCACTGACCAAAACGACCGGTTCGATTACTGTGGATGCGAACGGGAAACCTGTCAGTCTCGAAACAGACCGCAGTTTCTTCGGAACCTACAATATCCGGCAGAAAACCGGCGAATGACCGAAATGAAAAACCCGCTCCGGCGGGTTTTTTTATGGCTATTTTTCGCCATGATTACACGGGGAATATCAGATGTACGGTTTCGACCATTCCAGTATCTGATCGTGATGCAGCGGGCGGGAAAAATAGAAGCCCTGTACGGAATCACAACGCAGTTCTTCCAGACACATCAGCGTGTCATTGTCTTCCACGCCTTCGGCAACGACCTGGTAACTCAGCGCATGCGCCATTTCAATCATCGATTTGACGATCACTTTGCTTTTGCTGTCATTGCTGATGCCCTGAATCAGGGACTGATCCAGCTTGAGCGTATCCGCCGGAATTTTTTGCAGATAGTTCAGGTTGCTGTAGCCGGAACCGAAATCGTCCAGCGCAATGCTGATACCCATTTGTCTCAGGGCATCCAGCGATGCGACGGCGTGCGGATTATTCACCAGCGTCTGGGTTTCCAGACACTCGATTTCCAGCATCGACGGGGAAACCTGATGCAGGATTAGCGCGGTATGGATGCGCTGAACCAAATCCTGTTCCACCAGATTATTGGCCGTCAGATTGATGGAAACCTGGATCTGCGCGCCGCGTTTTTGCCATTCGGCAATCTGCATTACGGCCTGAGTAATGACCCAGTTAGTCAGCGGCGTAATCAGCGGGGTTTTTTCTGCCAGAGGAATGAACTCTGAAGGTGAAATGACCCCGAGTGTCGGGTGCCGCCAGCGGATCAGCGCTTCCACGCCCTGGAATTTTTTGTCAGCCAGACGAATTTTTGGCTGATAAAGCAGATGAAAATCTTCGCAGGACGCGACGGTCGCCATCAGGTCATTAAGCAAATTGAAGGCACGTAGCTGGATAACATCGGATTCCTGCTGATACGGCATCACCAGCTGATTATTGCTGATGGCTTCATGCAGGGACGACATACCCTGACGCAGGGTGGTTTCCGCGCAGGAAGAGGTTGACGAAAAGACAGTGTAACCTGCGTGCAAGCGGACATTGATCGGGATATCGCTGGTAATGCTGCACTGGATTTTAGCGGCGGCGATTTCCAGCTGATTGAAAATCTCCTGCTGTTCATCGAGCCGTTTGATCAGCGCAAAGCGGCCGAGCATCAGGCTGTAAACTTTGTCGTTTTCATTCAGTTCACTGCGCAGGAAAGCACCGACGTCTTTAAGAATGTTTTCGACTTTCGGAATGCCAATTGAACGCCCGATGTTGTAGGCATAAAGCGTGTCGAGCGTATCGATCAGGATCAGCAGATAGGACGTGTTATCCGGCGTTTTGATCAGTTGCGCGATATCTTCCATCAGCCGCTGGCGGTTAGGCAGGCGCGTAACGATATCCACAAAGCTCACCGAGCTGCGCGATTCGATAATATCAATGACGATAGCCGCGAGATCCGAGAGCATTTCCACTTCCTGCACGGAAAAATCTCTCGGTTGTTTGTCGGCCAGACACAGGCTGCCGACGGCAAAACCATCGCGGGTGATAAGCGGGGCACCGGCGTAGAAACGCATTCCCTCATCGGCGGTGACCAGCGGATTCTCGCTGAAACGCGGATCCTTTGTGGCATCGTTGACGACCATCACCGAAGAAGAGCGGATGGTGTGATCACAAAACGCAATATCACGTGCGGTGTACTGAGTTGCTGTATTAGTTTTGGATTTAAACCACTGACGGTGTTGGTCAACCAGAGTAATGATGTGTATTAGTCGCGACTTGATCTGACACTGGACCTTGCAAGGTTGAGAGTTACCGGGTTTGATATGGGTGTCCAATCCTTATACAAAACACGAGGTAACTCTCATGCTTCATACTAACAATCCCATCATCAAACACAAAGCCGGCCTGCTCAATCTGGCCGAAGAACTCGGGAACGTATCCAAAGCCTGTAAAATCATGGGTGTGTCACGCGACACATTCTACCGCTACCAGGAGCTGGCTGCAGAAGGCGGCATCGATGCGCTGGTTAACCAAAACCGCCGGGTTCCCAATCTGAAGAACCGCGCCGATGAGGCCACTGAACGCGCGGTTGTTGATTATGCCGTTGAGTTCCCG